CGTGAGCGACGAACCAGTCATGAAGGAGCTCGGTGGCCCGCTGGGCGAAGACCAGCAGGGTGTGGAGCTGACTGGTGCCGCGCTGGACGAGTACTGGGCCAAGGAAGAGGAGCGGCTCGGGTACCCGCCGAAGCGCTGGACCGACGCCGAGAGGCAGCGGGTCGGCGACGACATCAAGGCTGCGATGAAGCGCAGCAACTCGCGCTGGCTCTGACACCAACACGCGACTGAGCCCCCGCCCGGCCAGGATGCTGGTGCGCTGGCGGTATGACTGTTGCTGCGCCCGAGGCCACCCCTGTCGAGGTCGCCGCGGATGTGGTGGCACCTGGTCCTGCCGGTGACCCCGCCGCGCCGCAGCCCTGCCAGTTGGGGACAGAACCGGCTGCCAAGTCGCTGCTGTTCCGCGACGGAGACGCCTACAGCCCGACCTGCCTGGAGCACGAGGGCGAGCTGCGGGCCGAGCTCGAAGCCGCAGGGGAGACCATCTGCGGTGAGGTCGACATCCGCCAAGGCGGGGACGCCCCGCCGCCGGATGCGGTCACCGCCGCTGCCGACGCCCCTGTCGAGGTGGTCGACGAAGACGACGGGGAGCTGAAGGTCCGGTTCCCCGTCCTCGTCCTGGAGAACGCCGAGACCGACGACGGCCGGTTCATCGAGGCTGGGGCGCTGTCACACCGCGCTCTGCCGTTGACGCTGCTGGCACAGCCGGAGTCGGCGCACGGCGGTGATGACCCCGGCCCGGCCATCACCTCGGGGCGCATCGACACCCTGGAACGCGTCCACGGCCCCGACGTCATGTCTTCGGCGGGGGAGCCGTTCCCGGAGGGCGTGTACGTGTGGCGCGGCACGGGGGCGGTGTCGAAGTCCGCCGAGTACAAGGGCCAGAACATCGCCGAAATGGTGGCCCGACGCTACCTGCGCGGCGTATCCGTGGATCTGGTCGGCATGGACTACGAGATCCTCGGCGAGGAGGGGTTCGCGGAGAAGGACCCGGACAACCCCCACCGCGAGTTGATCACCCACAAGGCCATCATCGGCGCCGCCACCCTCGTTGCGTTGCCCGCGTTCGGTGACGCCTACGTGGAGGTCGATGGCGTCGACGAGCCGGCCGAGGTTCCCGAGCTCGTCGCCTCGGCCGTCCCGTCCTGGCGTTCCTTCGAGGTAGGAGACCCCGTGCCCGCACTGATCGCCGCTGGAACTTGGCCCGCCGGGATCCCCGACGATGCAGTCGATCAACTCGCCGAGGTCATCGCCGATGACGGTGGCGAGCAGCGCGACGCCGTTGAGCTCGCCTCGGCCATTGTCGAGTTCATCCGCGAGCAGTGGGCGTCCGGTGACGACGACACCCCGATGCCGGAGGGCGAGACCGCGGAGGGTCTGGCTGACACCTCCGAGATCCCTGACCCGGCCGGCGGCGGGCCCGCACTGGACGAGGCCGTGGCGACCGGTCGACCGGACGAGCCGCAGCCGTGCTGGAACCTCGACGACGACCAGCACCCGGCGACCTCGTCGCTGTTGTTCGACGACTCCCAGCAGTACGCCCCGACCTGCGAGGCGGACCGTGACGGGGCGGTCGCCCAGATCGAGGCCATGGGGTTCACCGTGGACGGTGAAGTCCCCATCGAGTCCGCCGACACCCCGATCGAAGATACGGCCGAGGAGGCTGTGTGATGACCGCACCCGCGATCGCTCTGCCGGACATCTCCTGGTTTCAAGACCCCGGCCTGACGGAGCTGACCCCGCTCACAGTCGAGGACAGTGGCCGGATCTACGGGCACCTGTGCGGGTGGGGGCGGGCGCACCGTGGCCTGTCCGGTCGGATCACCCCACCCCGGTCGCACACGGACTACAGCGAGTTCCTGCTTCACGCGGTGCGAGTCCAGGACGGCGACAAGGTACGTCGGATCGCGGTCGGCAACATCACCATGTCCACCGGGCACGCGGCCATGTCGGCGAACCTGCGTCAGGCGGTCGAGCACTACGACAACACCGGGTCGATCATCGCCCAGGTGACCGTGGGGGAGGACATGCACGGGGTGTGGTTCTCCGGTGCTGTCCTCCCGGATGCGGACCCGTTCACGGTGCGCAGGTTGGAAAGCTCGGGTACTTCGGGGGATTGGCGGGCGCTGCCCGGCGGGAAGGGGCTCGAGCTGTGCGCGGTGTTGGCCTGCCCGGTGCCCGGGTTCAGTGCCCCTCGTGCTCGTGTCGCCTCGGGTGCCCCGCTCGCCCTCGTGGCCGCTGGCGCTCTACGACCGCGAGCCGCAGCGTTCGGCCGCAGGGTGGACCCGACCTGGCGGCGACCCCAGCTGGCGGCTACGCCGCGGGTGTCGTTCACCCCCGCCGATCTTGCCGCGCAGTTGGATGCGGCGTTCGACCGGCGGGAGGAGCGGGCCCGGCTGTGCGCGCAGAAGGTGGATCTTCTCGCCGCCGTGGACGACGCCCCCGCCAGGCAGGCCGCTCTGGTGGCGGCGCTGGACGGCACGGCGGAAAGGCAGGCCGCCCTGCTCGCCGAGCTCACCGACGATGGCGATGCGTTCGATGTGAGCGGGATGCCGCCCGCGCTGCTGAAGGAATGGCTGCCCGGTGGGAAGGTCGGAGACCGCATCGCGTGGGGCACCCCCCACGCGATGACACGCTGTCTCGACGAGGCCAAGCGGCACAACATCCCTGAGCGGCAGCGGGGCGGAATGTGCCAGAACATCCGGTCCATCGCGGAACCGGGCGGCTGAGGTCACTGTGGCCGGGCTCAGGGCTGATGGTAGGACTCGTGGCGGTACGGCAGTCCGTCCACGCCGGCCATCGTCCCCACGTATGCCGATTCGGCCCCGTACTTGCGGAGCGCCCACAGCGGCGCGGCGTGGTCGCCGCACAGCCCGATCCGTTCCCGCCGGCCGAGCGGGAAGTGAATGGTGAACAGGCCGTCTCGGGTGCCGGGCGTTTGAAGGTCTAGGACTCGGTGCACCCTGGCGTCGGCGCAGGGCTCGCAGACTCGCCGAGCCGCCCTGTCGGTGGCCGTCATGCCTCCTCGTTCAGGCCTTCGACGGCCTCGGCGAGCCGGTTGATCGAGGAGGCGATCGCGAACAACGCACCCGTCACGTTCGTCGGCCAGTCATGCACCCCGTCCAGATGCCCCGGCGTCGGCCCGCTCAGAGCGTCCCTGATCCGGTCGCCGATCGTTTCGGCCGCGCTTGAGATGTCGACGCTGTCGATGTTCGCCATACCCGCTACGTCGCTCCCGTCCTCCTGTTGTTACTGCGCGTGGGGTGAAGCGCCGTAACACCCCGATTCCTCTGGGCGATGATCCGTGTGACGTCGGGGGACGATCCACACAGGAGTACGTGTTGCCGACGACCCAGCAGGATCCCGAGTCCGGCCCGCAGAAGGCGAAGCGGTGGCCACTCGTCGCCGCCCTGGTGGTCATCTTGGCGCTCGCCACCACCCTCGTCGTCGTCCTCACCACCATCCGCGGAGCCGGGACGGTCCCTGCGCCCGCGCCGTCAGCAGCTCCGGTCTCGTCGGCCCCCGCAACACCGGCCCGAACAGCGCGCGGCGCGATCCCGAAGGCCATCGGGCAGGACGCGTGGATGGTGACGGACTCCGGGACCGAAGTGATGCGGATGCAGGTCACCGCGATCCGACCCGCCAAGTGCGCCAGCTACGCCCGGCCCGCCGCCCCCGGCAACCGCTTCCTACTGGTCGACATGAACATCACCACCCGGGACGACCCGGAGAACCTACTCGCCGGCTTCGAAGTCACCGCTGGATGGGAGTTCGTTGATGACCAGGGGCGGAGCAGCGAGGCTTCCACCTCAGCGGCGCTGAACTGCGGAGCAGCCGAGAACCCTAGGCAAAGCTTCCGGCCGAACCGCACCTACCAGGTAACGGCGACTGTCGAGGTGCCGGAGAAGATGGGTGGGGCGCTGGTTCTGCAAGGAACCTGGGAGTACAGGATCGACCCGGCCTGACGCAGCTCGGCCCCGGCGGCGAGCCTGAGGCTCACGTCCGGGGCCGAGGAGGGGCCGCTTGTGCAGCGGCTGTCAGGGATCCGGCTTGCCTGTGCGGCCCTTGACGATGGCTGCCACCAGCTCGGGGGAGCACCCGACGGCCGCCGCCAGCGCCGGGTACGTCCACCGCTTGGGGTCTTCCGCGCGGAGGAGGCGGATCAGGCGGTCCCGCTGGTCGCGGTACTGCTCGGCCTGGCGTAGTGCTTCGCCCGCGAGCCGGTGTGACTCGCGGGCTTGCACAGCTCTTGCGTCTGACACCGGTCAGAGGTCGCCGCGGGAGAAGTCGGCGATCAGGCTCGGTGCCGCCGAGTCGAAGCCCGCGATGTCCAGCATCCCTGCGTCTGCTGGGTCGGCGATGGACACGTCGCTCGCGGTCATGCCGACCACGACCAGCCGAGCATCGATCCCGGTCCTCTGTCGGTACTGCACGAGTGCCTGATGCGGGTGGATCGCCCCGGCCCAGGTCTCGTTGTCCGTGTAGACGATCACGGTGTCGAACTCCTGTCCGGTCTGCTCCGCCCAGGTGATCGGCAGCGAGCAGTCGGTCCCGCCGAACGGAAGGTTCGACACCGCCCGGATCGCGTCGTCGAGGCGCTGCCGCGGGGAGATCGACAGCTCGGTCAGGGCTGCAGGGCCACCCCAACCGCGGCCACCCGAGGTGAACCCGACGACGGTGGTACTCGGTTCGGTGGCCATCGTGACCAACGCGAGGGCGGCGGACGCCTCTCGGCAGGAGATCGGCAGCCCGGAGGCGGGCGCCGTCATGGACCCGGACACGTCGAGGGCGACCAGCGTGCGCTTCCCCGCCGGTTCCACCGTCCCGAACGCGGCGTAGAACGAGGTGTCGAGTGCGTCGATGATCTGCCGCTTCGGCTGCCACTCCCCGTCTCCGCGAGTGCTGCGCCCGGAGGCGTAGGTGCGGGCGGCGACGAGCACGTTGACGGGGTGGACGCGGGCCTTGCGGAGCCGCTCCTGGTCGGTGAGCTGCCCGACGACCGTGGCCAGGGTGGAGCCGTCCAGGACCCCCAGCTTCGTCAGGCGGGGCAGCTGCCGAATGAGTGCGGTCTGCGGGACACCCTTCTCGACGAGTGCGCGCCACACAGCGGGCTCGGTGAGTGCCGTGTCCGGGAGCATTTCCCACGAAAGCGGGTGCTGGCCCACGAGCTCGACCCACGCGGTAGCGGTAGTGGCATCCTGGGCGCGGATGAACCCGCGGACCACGTCGGGCAGGTCGTCCCCGATGGTGCCGCGGACGATCCACTCGTACAGGCCCTTCGCGTGCACGCTGGTGGCGTCGGGGTGGGCGAGACGCAGGAGGTCCCGGTGGGACCAGCCGTCGCGCTGGCGGTACTTCACGGCCTGGTAGGCGACCTGGTCGACGTCGCGCTCGTACCAGGCGGCGACGGCGTTGCGGAGGCCTCGGCCCCAGCCGCGGAACTGCTCGGCGTACTTGGCGAACATGAACAGGTGCGTCCCGGTGCGGCACACGTGGGGGATCGCGGCGAGCGCTGCCTTGCGGCCGTTGTCGTCGCCGAGGCCAGCCACGGCGGCCAACGTGAAGATCGCCGGGTTCTGCTTGGGTGCCCGCCCGGCGGTGGAGATCGCGACGACCTGCTGGACGAGCCACTCGCCGCGGTCGCGCGCGGCAGCGAGGACGACATCAGCGTTGGCCTTGGTCAGGTCGTGCTCGGAGGCGTAGTAGGTGCCACCGGTGGTGCCGAGGGTGAGGAACCGGTGGATCCGGACCTCGTCGCTGATCTTGAACGCGTACCCGCCCGCGGAGTTCTTCTCCTGCCGCTCACTGGCCGGTTCGGTCTGCGGGATGCGGCGGGTCGAGATCGTGGCGAGCGGGTCCATCGGGCCTCCTCATGGGGAAGGCCCTGCGGGCGTGTGAGTCGCTGCCGGGGATCTACACCAAGAGAACCGACCGCGTCCGGCCCGCAGGGCCTTCGAAGTGGGGGGATGGGCGTGTTGTGCATGCCGGGGTTTGGCGTCCTAGGCCGCTAGACGACGTCAGCCCTGGGGCTGACGGCGGGATTCGAACCCGCGCTTCCCCTTCTCGAGAGGTAACCGACCTGCTCCGGCCCATCCTTGCTATCCAGTTGTGCGAGGGCGGGCGTGGTGTGACCGCCGGGTTTAGGCGCTCTAACCGCTGAGCTACCTCGCCGGAGCGAGACCGGGATTCGAACCCGGGACCTCCCCATTAGAAGTGGTAACCGACCGTCTCCGGCCCGCCCTCACCGCGAACTGTAACGCGTTACAGGCGGGGGCGCAAACTCCGTCTCGCTTGCGGTCTCACTGCCACTCCTTGGGAATCTCAGGGACCGGACACGGCTCGGCATGCGGGCCATCACGAGCTGTACACCAGCCAGCCGAGACCCAGCGCCAGGAACAGCACGAAAAAGTACGCCCCGAGACCAGCCAAGGCGGGCACCCCCGCAGCCACTCCGGCGGCCACGAGCGCAACGCCGGTGGGGCCGCTGACGCGGAGGGTCCACACGATCGCCCTGTCGAAGCCGTCCATCTGCTCCCGCTTCAGTCGACCCATCACTGCTCCTCCCGGATCTCGAGCACGGCCCGCGCGGCCTGCCTGGTCACGTCCCCTCCTCGGTGATCGGCTGGATGGCCACACCGGGGCTCGGCTGCCAAGTCCCGTCCGCCCGCCACGCCGGGTCGAAGTCCGGGTGGTCCGCGTAGGGCTGGGCGAGAGCGCGAACGGTGTCACACGGGAACGGCTGTTGCAGCAGCGGGTACGACCACTCCGCGTCGTCAGACCAGTTGTCGGGGGAGTCCATCCGCCCGTGGCAGCTCAGGCACACGGCCCGGTCGTGGATGCCGAGGTCCGCGTTCGTGTACGTCGTGCGCCGGTGGGCTCGCAGGATCACTCGCTTCGCTGCCACCTCGGCGAGGACTCGGGCAGGGTCCCAGCGGGCGATGTGCCGTGCTGCGTTGTCCGCGACACTGTTGCAGGCTTCCCAGACGATCCCGAGGGCACCTGCCGTCACGGTCCCCATCGTTTCGTCGCCCGACCAGTGCGGACCCATGCCGTGGTTCGGCCACACGGCGGCGTTCGCCGCTTTCTCGTCGTCCAGCAGCCGCGCTCGGAGGAACGCTGCCAGGTTCCCGCTCACCACTCGCGCTCGTCCTTCACCATGTACTCAGCCAACGTCTCGTCCAGGTCTCGGCCCGTGGCGTCGAAGAACACGACGGCGCCGTTGTCCTCCCGTGCCACCACCCAGTCGGCGCCCACCCCTTCCACGATCTTGTCTCCGTAGGACTCGCGGCCGAACATGCCACCGCAGAACCCGTACAGCTTGGTGCCGACCCTCATCGGTGCGGTCACTTCTCCTCCCCGAACTTCACTTCAGCGCCGAGGAACGCGGGGTCCTCCCCGAGCACGACCGACCGGATCCGCCCGGCGGTGAGCCGGATGCCGTCGTCCACTGTCCCGATGGTTTCCACGTGGCTGAGGGACACTTCGGCGTAGGCGACAGCCTCGCCAGCGATGAATCGGGCGGCGGGGCCGTCCACCTCGACGAGGCCCGCTGCTGACCACACCCGTTTCCCTGGGGCGGTGTCGGCGCACGTGATGTACGTGAGCCGTCCGACCAGCTCGGGTGCTTTGTCTCCGTCGCGGGCGAGGATCGGGTAACCGGCCTCGGAGTCGGCAAGGAGTGCGCCGTGTTCAATGAGGCGCCCGTCGACGGTGGGTTCGCCTTCGATGGCAATCACGGGCATGTGTACGGGGATCACGTCAGGTTCCTGGGTCTTGGCCCACCGGGACGCGGTGGACTCGGTCGCGCCGAACGCTGCGCCGATGTCGGTGAACTTGTGTCCGCGCCGGTTGAGCTCGGTGACGACTCGGGCTGCGAGGTGTCGGCCTCTGCGGGTGAGGGCGAGCACGGCGAACAGGGTGGGTGCGTCGACCTCGTGGAGGGCGTCGTCGTCGTAGTCGAGGCGGGCTAGCAGTTCGATCACCTCGGGGGTCAGCTTGTCCGCCATGCCGGAACTCTAGGGCATCCGTGACTTGCGGGGGTTGCAAGTCGGGCGGGTGTCGTGCAGAGTGGCGGTTAGCTACTTGCAGAACATGCAAGTCACTGACCTCCGGCGGCTGTGGTTCTGGGGAGCGCTACAGCCGCCGGGCTCGACTCCGGCGGCCGGGCCTGACCCCTCCGGCCCGGTCGCCGGTCCAGCTGAGCCCACCTGAGGCTTCCGTCGGGTCTGGTGCTGGGGAGCGACCAGATCCGGCGGGCATCGGAGAGCCCGCAGCCCACGTGTCGGGCTGCGGGCTCTCCCCTTTGCCCGGGCCAGTCGCGACTCCCGGCCCCAGGGCGGATCACACCCTCAGGGTGTTGGCGATGGCGAGGCACACACGGCGACGGGACTGGGAGGCGATTCGACAGTGGACGGCAGGCATCCTGGCCATCGCCGTGGTGGCGGGCGGGCTTGCCTGGGCCATCCTGAACCTGCCCGCCCATCCCTCCGGGCCTGCGGCGACCCCCTACACGCTGCCGTATGCCGGGCCTTCCGCGCCTACCGCTGGTGTGCCGACACCACCTCCGCTGCCGTGACGGTGGCCCGCATCGGTTGGTGGGGCATCGGGTACGCGCTGAGTCGCGACTCCAGCCCTGGCCGCCGCTGACCCTGCAACGGTCCCGGCGGACCGCCCCGTGAGGGGGCGGCGAACCCGTGAAGGGAGGCACCTCAGGTGCCTAAGGAGATCGTGTACGACGCTGCATACCGCGACAACGCCGACCCGCAGGCTGGGATCGAGCATGTCGCTGTCGGGTGGGCGAAGGACCGAACGGTCCAGCTCGGCTTCACTCGTGGCCCCATCGCATCGATGGCCGTCTACACGCCGGGGCTGACCTCTACGCCCGATGTGTCAGCCGCGGGTGGCGACCCGGTGAGCTTGGGTGAGCCTGAGCCGGTCGACTCGCTGTGGATGGATCTGGACCGGGCCGGGATCAACCATCTGATCCGGTCGTTGCGTCGGGCGCGGGACGCCGCGTACGGCGCAGACGCGTAGCCCGGACAAAGGCCGCACCGGCCGCTACCCGCGCTGCGAGATCTGCCGCATAACGGGACACGCGACTGATCGAACGAGAGGCCCGGCGTGATCCACCCTCCCGCGATAGGAGGGGGTCACCCCGGGCCTCCGTCGTCTAACGGCGGAAGTCCTTCCGGCCTAGCCGGTGCGCACCCCCGCACCGTCCGCTATGCCGACAGAAGGACTGACAGTGAAGCTCACCGATCTCAAGCAGATCGTGGATCGACTCAACGGAGACGATCGCGCCTCCGTGACCGCGGCCGAGATGGACGAGGCCCGCGAGGGCCTCCGCGCTCTGGTCGACGAGACCCGCGGCCAGGCCGCCACCGAGGACTCCATCGCCCTGCTCACCGACCTGGTGGCGGCGAAGGCGGCTATCGACGCCGAGCAGGACGCGCGGGACACCGCCGCCGCCGAGCAGGCCGCGAAGGCCGAGCAGCTCCTGTCGGAGCTCGACAAGTCCGCCGAGCCGAAGGCCGACGAGCCCGCAGACGGCGAGGGCCACGCCGGCGGCGAGCAGGACACCCCCCCTCAGGACGAGCCCCCGGCTGTGGCCGCGGAGAACGAGGACACCGTGACCGAGCAGGAGCCGGAGCTGATCGCCGCGTCCGGCGCGCAGGCCATCGCTGACGCTGTGACCGCCGGGATCAAGGCGGCTTTCGCCGCGCAGACCCCCAAGCTGGAGACGCCGAAGGGCCGCACCGGGCGTCCCACCTCCACCACCCCCGCGGTCGCGACCCGGGACGTGGTGAACACCCACGTGTACGCGGGCCAGAACGCCGAGGGTCGGGCCATCACCTCCACGGCGGAGGCGGCTCGGGCGCTGCACGACAAGTGGCGGGGCCCCTACCAGGCGGCGAACTTCTCCGGGCGGATGCCGGTCCTGCACGTCGAGTCCAGCTACCCGGAGTCCCGGGTCCTCGGGCAGGACGCCGACTCGAACCTGACGAAGATCGAGAACGTCACTGGGGCCCGCGCGCTGGTCGCCGCCGGTGGCCTGTGTGCCCCGCTGGAGACCCTGTACGACGTCGAGGTCGTCGGCTCCGCCGACCGGCCGGTGAAGAACGCCCTCGCCCAGTTCGGGGTGGAACGCGGCGGCATCACCTACCGGCCCCCGATCTCCGCCGCCCAGGCCGTCTACGGCGCCGGGGTGTGGACGATGGCCGACGACGAGGCGCAGCCGCTCGGCACCAAGGGCACCTGGGTGGTGGAGTGCCCCGGCATGCGCGACGAGGAGATCGAGGCCATCTACCTGAGCCTCGAGTTCTCCAACATCACGACCCGGTACGACCCGGAGGCGACCGCCGCGAACCTGGAGCAGGGCCTCATCGCCCACGCCCGGCTCGCGGAGAACCGGCTGCTCGCGAAGATCGCCGCCCAGTCGAAGGTGCTGTCCGGTGCGCAGGTCATCGGCGCAACCCGGGACATCCTGGTGAACCTCGACAAGGCCATCGCCTACTACCGCAACCGGCACCGCATCAACGACGCGGTGCAGCTCACCCAGATCATGCCGGGCTGGGTGAAGTCGCTGATCCGCGCGGATCTTGCCCGCCAGATGGCGGCGGGTGACTGGATCGAGGCGCTTAACATCGCGGACTCTCAGATCGAGTCGTTCTTCACCCGCCGAGGAGTGCAGCCGGTGTGGCACCTCGACGGGCCGACCGGCCTCGACGAGGTTCAGACGGTCACCATCTCCGGTGGGCCGACGGGCGGCACGTTCACCCTGACCTACTCGGGTCAGACCACGGCTGCGATCGCGTACAACGCGTCGGCGTCGGCGGTGCGGTCGGCGCTCGGTGCTCTGTCCAACCTGAACGCCGAGGACATCACCGTCACCGGCGCGAACGGCGGCCCCTACACGGTGACGTTCGGTGCGGGTGCGGTCGAGGGTCAGAACGTCGCCCAGATGACCGCCACGGGCTCGTTCACCGGTGGTTCGTCCCCGTCGGTGGCGGTCGCCACCACGATCGGCGGCGGTGGCGCTGTCGTCGTCGACGGTGTGTCCATCGCGTCGCAGACGTATGGGCCGACCACGGCAGGCCAGTCGATCCCTGGGTTCCCCGACCAGATCGACTCGGTGCTGTACCCGTCGGGGTCGTGGCTGTTCCTTGACGGCGGCACCCTGGACCTGGGCCTGGTGCGGGACTCGGAGCTCAACTCCCGTAACCGGTACCGGCAGTTCTCGGAGACCTTCGAGGGGGCGGCGTTCCGCGGGGTGGAGTCCCTCCGGCTGGTCATGTCCGTCCAGCCCAACGGGCAGGTGTCGTCCACCAAGGACCTCACCCTGGTCACGGACTGACCCATGAGCGCGATCGGCAACTACGAGGTGGTCACCGAGGCCTTCGACGTCACAGGCCTCGTCAACGAGTTGATCACGGTCCCGGTTCCGTCGGGCAAGGTCGCACTCGGGTGGGGCGCGCACAACGAGGGTGTCAAAAACCTGAGTGGGGTTCCGGTTCCCGGCGTGTTCAACCTCGACCTCGTCATCTCCGGTTTCCCGGCGACCGACGGCTCGTCGGTGACGTTCCACCTCTACGAGCAGCAGTCGGGCGGCGGAGCGTTCGGCACCCTCTACGTGACTTGCGCGGAAATGGGCTGCTGACCAGCATGTTCACCCCCTCTCGCGGTGTGCCTGCCGCCCCACCAGCCTATGGGCTGGTGGCGGCGGCGGGTGCCCCGCCGAACATCGACAGGTGGGAGTCGGGTCTGGCGTGGGTGCAGGAACGCTGCGGCGCCCCCTACAGGCTCGTCCCCGTCTGCGACGAACCCGAAGTCGACTACGACGCCCCCCGCGCCTCGACCGTCTACTACCAGCCGGTCGGCCTGGACGTGGCGGACGAGTGCAGCACCATGGGTGGCCCCCTCGACCCGGAGCGGGTGCGCAGGGTGGCGGAGGCGACGTTCCCGTTCGCCGCCGCGCGTGAGCTGTGGACGGGTGCAGGAACGCTGGCAGACCCCTACGACGTGGGCGGCCAGTCCGGGAACGCCTACCTGGCTTCCCCCGAGGCGACGGTGATCGGCTCCTCGACGGCGCCGCCACTGGTCGCCCTGGGCAGGTTGGAGCAGGCGGCGATGGAGGCCTCCCACGGGCAGGCCGTCATGTTGCACGTCCCCCTCACCCTGTCCTGGCAGCTCGCCCCCAGCCTGTTCCGGGTCGGCACCTCCTACCTCACCGTGGCCGGGAACGTCGTCGTCGCCGACGGCGGATATCCCGGGACCGGCCCAGGCGGGGAGCCCGCGGGCGCCACCGTGTGGGCGTACGCCACCTCACCGGTCGCCGTCCTCGCGTCCGACCTGGAGGTCGTGGCCGACCCCGCCGAAACCGTGGACCGATCCACGAACACCCAGACCACCTGGGCCAAGCGGGTCTTCGCCGTCACGTTCGACCCCTGCGTGCACCTCGCAACCGAAGTAACGCTCTGAAGGAGATAAAGGAATGGCTTACGACGGTGCAGGTGCGATCTTCGCCCTCGGCGCCCGGCTGACCAAGCTCGACGCCGACGGCGCCCCTCTGCTCGGCGCCAACATGTGCTACACCACGGAGGCGCTGATCTCCGCGACGATCGGGAACACCTACTCGGAGCCCGACGCCATCCAGCTCAACAACGGGCAGGGGCAGGTGTGCGTCAGCTACACCCCCACCCCGGTGCTGCTGAACGGCACGCTGGAGGAGTTCAAGTTCTGCACCCCCGACCCCTACGTGTACCAGTGGATCGTCGGCGGTGACGTGCTCTCCACGGGCGGGGTGAACGAGGTCAAGACCCTCACGATCTCCGGCACCCCAACGGGTGGCTCGTACACGTTGACGATCAACGGGCAGACCACTGCCCCGATCGCGTACAACGCCGCGAACTCGGCGATCCAGTCCGCGCTGCTCGCCCTGTCCAGCCTGGACACCGGCGACGTCGTGGTCACCGGTGCCGGGCCGTTCACCCTCACCTTCGGTGGCGTGTACGCGGGCCAGACCGCCCCCGCGATGACGGCGACCGCGTCGCTGACCGGCGGTACCTCCCCGAACGCGACGGTCACCGTCGCAACGCCGGGTGGCGGCGGGGATGCGACCGGCTATCGGGCGCCGATCGTGAACACCGACCCGGTCCCGAACGGTATCGGGATCGAGCTGTGGTCCAAGGCCGTCCTCAACAACGCCCTGCTGGGTGGCGGTATCCACTGGGTGCTGCCGCGGGCCCGTCTCACCCCGTCCGAGGGCCTGGCCCTGGGTGCGGAGGACCCGATTCAGCCGACGTTCTCCGGGACACTGGACTCGAACGGCAACTTCGGCGGCGGCCCCGTCGGGGACATCACCTTCCCCACGGACCGCATCTACCAGTACCAGCGGGTGTCGACGATCCCTGACCTCGGTCAGGGCCTGGTCACCGTCACCGGCTGATGACGTCTCCGAGTGCGCTGCCCGCGTGGGCGACTGTGGATGATCTCCCGGCCGCCTCCGCGGGCATGCACACCCCCACCCGCTGGCGACAGCTCCTCGCCATGGCCACAGACATGCTGTGGGCGTGGTCGGGGCGCCGCTGGCGGGGAGGACCGGAGACCGTCGAGGTCGTGCTCCGCGCGATCGGCACAGACACCGACCCGCTGTGGCATCGCTCCTGGGGTGTCTGTTCGTGCGCCCACCCGGCCCTGTACGGGAGGCCTCCCATGCTGGGGCACACCCGCCCCACCCGTGTCAGGCTGCCGCACAGCGACGTCACCGAGATCGTGGCCGTCGAGGTCGACGGTGAGCCGATCACAGGCTGGTGTCGGGCCGGGTCCTGGGTGGAACGAACCGACGGGCAAGGCTGGGACTTGTGCGGCGGGAACACTGTCATCACCTACGTCCACGGCCTCCTGCCCCCCGCCGCGGGGAGGGCTGCGTGCGTGGAGCTGGCGGTCGAGCTCGGGCGGGCCGCCGCCGAGAACCCCGACCAGCCGTGCCGGCTCCCCGAGCGGGTCGTGTCCGTGACACGGCAGGGCTTGACCTACGAGAACGAGTCGGTGCTGGACAGGTTCGAGCACCTCGACAAGGGCCGTACCGGGCTGATCTCGGTCGACATGTGGCTTGCGTCCTGCAATCCGAAGTCCCGCACGGGCCGCGCCAAGGTGTGGACCCCCGACCTGAACGTCGCACGGAGACCGTGACCATGTCTGAGATCGATCGCACCGCCTGGGACCCTTTCGCCCCCCGGCCCACTGTGCGGGCGGCCGAGCCCGTCGAGCCGGTGGATGACGACCAGGCGGGTGCGCTGCCGCCGAACCTGGACCGGCTGTCGAAGGCCGAGCTCGTCGAGCTGGCCACAGCTCGAGGGGTGGACGTCGACGGCACCAGGGTGGACATCCTCGACCGGTTGCGCGCCACCCGCTGATGGCCGCACCCGGTAAGGGGCTTCCGGTCGGGTCGATCGCGGAGACCCTTCTCGCTGCCATCGAATCGCACTTCACCGCGGCGGGCGTGGCTCTGCCCTCCCGGCGGATCATCGCGCCCGGTGCTGCCGCGCTGATCGCCTACGACTGCGAGATGCTGGCCGTCACCCTCGACGGGGTGGGGCAGGGGTATGCGCCCGGGCAGGGGCAGACCATTGGCCGGGCGGGTGTGCAGATCTCCGCGGCGATGCTCCGCCATGTCATCTTCACCGTCACCCTGCTCCGGAAGGAGCCGCCGATGACGGGAGGGGGGAAGCAGCCGCCACGCCCGGAGGACCTGACGAAGGCTGGGCTGGCGTTGATGCGGGATGCGGGTCTGCTGTCTCAGGCGCTGATCGAGGTCGCCACCACTGTGGCCGGCTCGTTGGGTCGGGAGGCGATCGTGGATGCGGGTGCGGTGCAGACCGGTGGCCCGGAGGGAGGGCTGCATGGGTTGACCGCCACGTTCGCGGCGACCGCGGGGATGCTCGCGTGACCCGGGTCCGCGTGTCCTACCAGGGGAACGAGCCCGACTTCCATGTGATCCGCTCGCAGATGCGTGACTTGGACGGTGTGGCTGGTCGGGTGGTGGATCAGAAGTCGCGGGCGGTACTGCGCGAGGCCCGCCGCCTGGCGCCGGTCCGCTCCGGGCGGCTGCTGGCGACGATCCGGCGGGAGGGTGGTGTCGGCCCGCACGGCCCGTGGTTCGACGTGATCGCCGGTGCCCGCGGGCTGACACCCTACCTGGGGTATGTGCTGTTCGGCACGGACCCGCACATCATCCGTGCCCGCCGACGCAAGGCCCTCCGGTTCATCAGCCGTTCCGGCGCGGTCGTGTTCCGCAGGCAGGTGTCGCACCCCGGCACCCGTGCCCGCCCCTTCCTGCAACGCGCTCTGCTCGCCGCCAAGACGTGAGTCGCGTGCAGTCGCGGGCGTGACCGATCCGCCCGTCCTCCCCGAGTCTCGGCGACATGACAGCCAAGACGAAGCGCTTCGGGCGCAAGAGCAGGACCGCAATCCCGGTCGTCGACTTCACGGTCGCGTTCGAGATCGATGGGGAGGAGGTCGATCACCTGTTCTCGGCGCGCCCGCAGATCACGTACGGGGACATGGTGGGACTGAAGAGGCATGAGAAGGACACCGAGGGTGGTGTGCTTCCGTATCTCGACCGCATCATTCGGAGGAGTCTCCGCAACGATGACGGTGTGCCCGCCAACTGGGCGCCGGTCATCCGGGATGGCGAGTTCACCAACCCGGACGGCACCTCGTGCCCGGTTGAGGACCTGCCGAAGTACACCGCGCACGAGGCGGGTTCCTCCCGTCGCCGCTGGATCGCCCTCATCGAGTCCGAGGACGCCGTCATCGAGTTCGACGTCGTCATGAGCCTGTTCGAATGGCTCGCCGGGGAGGTGGGGGCGGGCCGCCCTTCGTAGAGGTCTCGGCGCTGCTCAGCGTCGCGACCGCCCACTCGACAGACACCAACCCCCAGGACACCGCCGCGTTCCTCCGCGGGAAAGCCTTCATGGCGGGGGTGCGGGACGACACCCCGATCCAGGCCGCCTGCGACGTCTATCTCGCGTTGGAGGTCGATGGGGTCCCCAAGGAACAGATCGACAAGTGGCGTGGCCGCATGGACCGGCAGGTCGTCAAGACCCAACCGGTCGACCGTGACTCGTGGGGACTCGACCCGAGACAACTCGCGGCGAGCCAGAAGCTCATGGGCCGGTCGGTGGGGTGAGCGACTCACGTGAGTCGCGGGTTGGCCAGATCCGCTTGTTCCCTCCCACGCTTGGGCCGGTCGCACACAACCGGGAGGTGACGGATAGTGGCCGTACGCCTTGACACGGCTACCGTCCGTATCGAGTCTGATTCGCGGGACGCCGAACGTGACGCCGCGAAGGCTGGTCGCAGGTTCGGTCAGGCGTTCGCCGACAACGCGGACAAGGCGTCCCGGCGCACCAACATCACCGATTCCACCCTCGAAGCCGCGGCGCTCCAGTCGGCTGGTGTGCGGCGAGCTCGGGCCGAAGAGGTCAAGGCCGCCGCCGCTGTGCAGCGCGCCGAGGAGGCCCTGGCACGGGCCCGGGATGGCGAGTCCGCCGCCGCCGGCCGGTTGCAGACGGCGGAGACTCGGCTGTCTGAGCTGCGTGACCGTGGTGGGGCGTCGACGTCGCAGATCATGTCGGCGGAGCAGCGGGTGGAGAACGCGCGCGCCCGCGCGGCGCTCGCTGCGGACAGGTTGCAGGCCGCTGAGGCGCGGCTGAGCGGCCTGCGTGAGTCCGGCGCGACCCCTACACGGATCGCCTATGCCGAGCAGTTGGTGGCGAACGCCCGCCTACGCACGGAGTCCACCACCAACTCGGTGGGTGTGGCCGAGCAGCGCCTCGAGGAGGTCCGGGCCCGCGCCGGCGCGTCCGCCGGGCAGCTGGCCGCGGCGGAGGCGCAAGTGGAGGCGGCGCACCGTTCCCTCGCGGCTGCGCAGCAGCGGTCGGCTGACGCGACGAATCGAGTGCGGGACTCCAACGCGAACCTGGAGGCATCCCAGTCCCGGGTGGTGTCCTCGGTCGAGGCGTTGGGGGGTTCCTTCCGCCGGCTCTCTGGTGACACGTCAACGATCGGGCAGCGGATCCGGGCGGCGTTCTCCAACATCAGCCTCGGGTCACTGGCTCAGGAGGTCGGCCGGGTCGACTTCTCGCGGCTGCTCAGCGGTGCAGACCGGTCGTCGTCGGTGCTGCGACGGTTGCGGGAGGACGGCAACGCCGGATCGGCCGGGCTTCGGGTGCTGGTCGCCGGGGCGGGTGCGGCGGGGTCGGCGATGTCCGCGCTGTCATCGAGCACCGGTCTGATCTCCATCGGTGTCGCAGCAGCGATCCCTGCGATCGCGTCGCTGGGGGCGTCGCTGGTGTCCCTGATCGGCATCGCCGCAGCCGTACCCGCGGCATTGGGGGCGATCGGCCTGGGTGCGGGAACCCTGGTCGCAGGGCTGGGTGGGATCGGGACAGCGCTGAAGGCGATGGGCGCGGCGCAAGCCGCCTCCGGTGCCGGGGCCGCGAGCGCGGCCGCAGCGCAGGAGGCCGCCGCCGAACGGATCCGGTCCGCGCAGAAGTCTTTGGCGGACGCCCAGAAGGCTTTCGACCGGCAGGCCGTGGACGGGGCGCGGGCGGTCGAGTCGGCACGTCGGGCTCTCGCCGACACCCAGGTTCGTGCTGCCGAGCAGATCGCCTCGGCGGAGAAGGCTCTCGCATCCGCTCAACGTTCCGCAGCCGATGCCGCGGCCTCGTCGCTGCGCCGGGTCGCCGATGCGCAGGCGAACGTGACCCGCGCGACCCGCACCCAGCGGGACGCCCAGAAGGCTCTCACGCAGGCCATCAAGGATGCGACGGAGGCGCAGGAGGACCTCACCCTGTCGCTGCGTGGGTCGAGCCTCAACGTCCGCGAGGCCACCATCGCTCTTGCCGAGGCCCAGCAGGATCTGGCGGAGGGCACACGCAAGGGCGTCAAAGGCATGGCGCTGGACAAGCTCAAGCTCGCCGCCGAGCAGGCCGCGCTGCGCCTGGACGAGGCGAAGGAACGGTACGGGGACCTCGCCGAGGAATCCCAGAAGGCTGAGGCGTCCGGGGTGATGGGCTCCGACGCGGTCGTCGCTGCACAGGAACGCGTCGCCGACGCTGTCGCCGGGGTCGCGGACGCCCAGCAGGGCGTGATCGACGCCAACGCCGAGGCTGCTCGCTCCGCGCAGGACTCCGCCGAACGGATCGCCGACGCCGAGGCTGACGTCGCGAAGGCCAGGGCGCAGGGCACACGGGACATCGAGGACGCCCAACGCTCCCTCGCGGAGACCCAGGAGCGGGTGGCGCAGCAGGCCGCCGACGCCGCGGAACGCGTCGCGGAGGCTCAGTACCAGTTGGGTCGGGCCTACGCCGCAGCCGCTGACGCCGCCGGTGGTGCGGCCGGTGGGGTGGACAAGGTCGCCGAGGCCATGTCGAAGCTGTCCCCCGCGGCGCAGGAGCTCGTGCGGACGCTGTTCGCGCTGAAGCCGGCGTGGGACGCGATGCAGATGGACGTGCAGGAGAAGCTGCTCACGGGCATCGCCGAACCTGTCCGGCTCCTCGCCACGAACTACATCCCGGTCCTCGGGAACGCGATGGGCATCGTCGCTACCGGGTTCAACAACGCGGCCAAGTCGGTGCTCGGGTTCCTCAACGAGACCTCCACGATCACCACGATCAAGACGGCGCTCGATCTGGTCGCTACCGGGGTGTCGAACGCCGCGGGTGCGCTTCGTCCGTTGACGGAGGCGTTCACCACCTTGTTCTCGGTCGGGGCGAAGTACATGCCTGCTTTCGGGCAGGCCATCGCCGACATCGCGGCCCGGTTCAACGACTTCATCCAGAAGGCGGGCGACCCGGGGATCAGCAAGTGGATCGACGATGCGGTGCGGGCGTTCAAGGATCTGTGGGCGATCGTCACGAACGTCGGCTCGATCCTCATGGGCTTGTTCTCTGCGGCGAACTCGGACGGCTCCACGTTCCTCGGCACCCTGGCGAACCTCACGGGGGAGATGCGCGCATGGGTGCAGTCCGCTGAGGGGCAGGAGAAGCTCACCGCGTTCTTCACCGGGCTCAAGGCCATCGGTGCCGCGGTGTGGCAGGCGCTCAAGACTGTCGGGGCGGTCATCGGCGGGATCGTCATCGCCTTCGGGAACCTGCCGAAACCGGTCCAGGATGTGATCGGCCAGTTCGTGGTGTGGGGGGCCGTCATCGGGAAGTTGATGCCGATCATCACCCCTCTGGTGTCCGGGCTGGGGCTGTTGGCGCGGGTCCTGCCGGGGGTCGGGTCGGCGCTCGGCATCGTGACGAAGGCGTTCAACGTTCTGAAGATCGCGTTCATGACGAACCCGTGGCTGCTGCTGATCGGCGCGGTGATCCTGCTGGTGACCGTGATCGTCCAGAACTGGGACAAGATCATGGAGTTCCTGGGCAACGCCTGGGAATGGATCAAGAACACGGCGATCACCGTGTGGACGGCGATCACGGACTTCTTCACCGGCCTGTGGGACGGCATCGTAGCCCTGTTCCTGACCGTGTGGAACGTCATCTCAGGCTTCCTGGCGGGGATCTGGCAAGGGATCGTCGACGTCGCCACCACCGTGTGGACGTCGATCGTCGAGTTCTTCACGAACCTGTGGACCGGGATCGTTGAGCAGTTCACCACCGCGTGGACGACGATCACAGAGTTCCTCTCCGGCGTCTGGCAGGGGATCGTCGACATCGCCACCACCGTGTGGCAGGCCGTCGTCGACTTCTTCACCGGACTGTGGACCGGCATCTCCGACCTGTTCACCACTGTGTGGACGGCCATCACCGACTTTCTGTCGACCATCTGGAACAGCATCGTCGAACAGGCCACCACCCTGTGGACGACCATCACCGACGCCATCTCCACTGCAGTCGACACCGTGTGGACATGGATCCAGAACGTGTGGAACTCGATCTGGGACTTCCTGTCCGGCCTGTGGAACACAATCTCCGAGACCGCATCGAATGTGTGGAACGCGATCAAGGACGCGTTCGTGGAGAGGCTCACCCAGATCAAGGACGGCGCGGTCAACATCTGGAACGCGATCGCCGGGTTCTTCACGGATGTGTGGAACCGCATCTCCGGTGCGGTGTCCGATGGAGCTCGGAAGGTGTGGGAGTTCCTCGGCGGCCTGTGGGACAAGATCAAAGGTGTTGCCGGGGACGCCATCAACTGGCTGCTCGACGCCGGCAAGAACATCATCCAGGGCCTGTGGAACGGCATCTCCGGGATGGGGTCATGGCTGTACGACAAGGTCATCGGCTTCGCCAAACGGTTCATCCCCGGCCCGATCCTCGAGTTCCTCGGGATCGCTTCCCCGTCCCGGTACATGCGAGACGAGATCGGGCGGATGATCCCCCGCGGGCTCGCGCTCGGCATCATCGCCGACGCCGGTCAAGTCACGAAGGCCGCGAAGGACCTCGCCGAGGGGGTCGGCACAACGATCTCCGCTGGAGTGGCGGACAAGGCCATCCCGGACATCGCCGGGTCCATCGCCGTGCAGCTGCGCGGCCTGAACACCGACATCAACGACCTGCTCGGTGACCTCGGCTCGTCCACGGCGACGGTGTCGGACTCGTCGTCGTCGCGGGTGCAGGTCCGGGAGACGACCACGTTCGACCCGCGGCTGCTGTCCGCGGTGGAGAGATTGGAACGCTACTTGGCCTCGATCGACGAGAACACCGCAGACGCCGCCCTGAACGGTTCCGTCCCCGCTGATCCGCGGGAGCTGTTGGCGGTGGCGCGGGCTGCGAAGACGGCTGCGGCAGCGAACCGTGAGCTGGCCGCGCAGTCGTCGCTTGGGGTGTTCGAGCGATGACCGCGGCTGTCGAGGTCACCACCGAGGCTGGGGTGACCAGCAACCTGGACCAGCTGGTGCAGCAGGGCGTGGACGGCGTGACCGGGCTGATGCGGGTCCCCGAGAAGCGGGGCACCAACCTGGTGGTCCCCGGCCAGCACGGCGAACTCCACATCCCTGGGAAACGCTATGGGGCGGCGGCGGTGGTGCTGCCCATGTGGGTGCGTGGGGTGACCCCGGATGGTCGGGTCCCCGGGCTGTCGGATGAGTCTGCCCGGCTCGCGTTCCACGCCAATCTGCGGGCCTTGGTCTCACTGTTCACGCTCGACGAGCAGGTCACTCTCACCCACCGGCTCACCGACGGCACGAAGCGGGTCATCTCGGGTGAGGTGATCGCCACGGTGGAGCCTGAGGTGCGCGGGTCCGGGCGGAACACGCTGGGCCAGTTCACGGTCGCGCTCAACTGTCCGCACCCGTTCTGGACCGAACCCGACGACACCTCGGCGACGCTCACCTCCCACGCCACCGTCCCCACCACCCTCGCCGGGCTGGTAGGGGCGGACGCGCCGATGGAGGACCTCCAGGTCGTCATCGGGCCGTCGACGAACCCTCGCTTCGAGCAGGCCGCCACCGGTATCTGGATGCAGTACGGGGGTGTCGTCGGGGCCGGGCAGACGTTGACGATCGACACCTCCAACGACCCGCAGACCGGGTTCTCCGCTGTCGGTTCGGGCGGGCTGGTCGTGGACTACCGGCAGCTCACCTACGGCCAGCCGGGGGTGCGGACGACGAACCGGTGGTTCGCGCTCAAACCGGAGCCTGCCGGGCCGAAGGTGCTGTTCACCCACACCGGCGGGCCGGCTGCGACCGCCACGCTCACCACCCGCCGCAAGTTCAAGATCGCCTGAGTAGAGGACGCTCCCCGTGACTCTCGTCGTTCATCAGCCCATCGTCTGGCGCTGCCGCACCGTGCTGGAGCGGTACGCCGGGAACGACCTCACCCGTGATCCCCTGGCCATCGAGGTCGCCGAGGGGAACCTGCTCGTCGCGGGCGGCGCGAACGCGATCTTCCACCGGCTGATCGGTGGGACGTCGGTGGCGGCGTTCTCGTCGGCGAACGCCTACATCGGGGTGGGGAACTCCACCACTGCTGCGGCGGTGGGGCAGACGGACTTGCAGGCCAGCTCGGGCAACACGGCGCGGCGGGGGATGGAGGCGGGGTTCCCGACGCACACGGACGGGACCGCGTCGTCGTCACCGCTGATCTTCCGGTCCGTGTTCCCCGACACCGCGGCAGTGTTCGTCTGGAATGAGTTCGGTTTGTTCAATGCCTCGTCGGGTGGACGAATGCTTAACCGTAAGGTTCAGTCCTTCAACGGCGGTGTGGCGAAACCCAACACGGAATCGTGGGCGCTCAACGTGACCCTCACCGTCTCCTGACCGCATGGCCATCGTCCCTGTCGGCTCGTCCACCGCGTACTCCGACAACACCACGACCCTGACCGTCACCCTGCCCGCGGGGTCGACAGCCGGGGACACGGTGCTGCTCCACCATTGGTGGTCGTGGGACCGCGCCATCCCCGGCGGGACGGTTCCCACCGGGTGGACGGTCGACCTCACAGACACCTCCGACTTCTCGGTAGCGGACACCACCAGCCCGAACCTGCGGATCTACCGGCGCCGCCTGGTCTCGGGTGATCCGTCGACGGTGACGATCCCTACGACCGCGAACGCCAACAACGTGGTCCTCGCCCTGTCGACACGGGGGGTGGACGCGGCGTCCCCGTACAACGTCGCTCCCGCCGCGGTACCCACCGCTGCCGCCGGTGCGATCACGGCGGCTTCGATCACCACGACGACCGCCGGCGCTCTGGCCGTCCAAACGTACGGGTCGCAGCGGTACAACGCCGACTACCTGACGACCCCGGACACGTGGACCGCCCCGCCGGAAGCCACCGGGTCGGTATCGCGGGTGGGGATCTACAACACCGGTCTGCTGTCGTGGGAGGCCCGCCCCACCGTCGGTGCGGTCGGGTCTCGCACGGGCACGGTGTCGGCCACCGCGTCGGCGACGAGGTACGCCACGTATGCGCTGCGACCGGACACGGGGGCCCCGCCCTCCGATGAGGCCGGGGTGACGCAGTCGTGGGGTAGCCCGATCCGCACCGACCAGTTCGATGATCTGTCGCAGTGGGGTCTGTACTCGGGCGCCGGTCACGGGGGGAACGGCACACGCGACCCCGCCAGGGTCTCGGTGTCCGGTGGCGTGATGACCATGCAGGGTCTCGCGAACGGCTCTACCGGCGGCATGGCCCACGATCTGGGGCAGCAGTACGGCAGGTGGGAGGTGCGGGCCCGCTGGTTCCCGGACCCGGGCGCGACAGGCGCCTCCTACCATCCCGTCCTGATCATCTGGCCGGATTCGGACATCTGGCCGGACGACGGCGAGTACGACTTCTCCGAGCAGGAGGACATCTCCGGGACCACCGCGCAGGCCTACATCCACTACCCGCACGACCCCGGCGCGGTGCAGCAGGAGCATGTGACCGGCCCGACCGGGGACTTCTCCCAGTGGCACAACTGGGCCATCGACTGGCAGCCCACCGGGATCCGCCTGTTCCTCGACGGGGTGCAGTGGGGGCCCACCCTGTCGGGCGGGGCGCGCACCACCCCGCCGCCGGCCCGGCAGAACATCCAGGCGATGCCGTCGGGGCATCTGACGGTCCAGCTGGACAACTTCACCGGCTCGTCGGGGTTGCAGGCCGGGAAGCTTCAGATCGACTGGGTGAAGGTCTATTCACCCACCTCGTCCGGCACCCCGACAGTGGTGGAGCAGTCCGCCACGGACTCGTTCGCCCTGACCGACTCGGCGGCGCAGGAACTCTTGGCGGTCTCTCAGACCTCCACCGAGGCGGCGACGCTCGCCGAGGCGGCGTCGATGGAGGTCGTCTCTCGCACGTTCTCGGCGACCGACTCGTTCACCGTCACCGACACCGCAGTCCAGGCGGCGACCGACTCGGACGCTGTGCAGGGCACCGCCGCGCTGATGGTCGACTTCTGGCTCCTCGCCGACGACGGCACCTATGTGTGCCCGCTGCCGCACGTGATGTCGTTCCAGCTGTCGCTGATCGCCGGTCAACCGGGGACGGTCAACCTCGAGTACTCCGCTTCCGGCATCAACGCGGACCTTCTGCGGGCGGCGGTGACCCGGAAAACCGACGCGCTGGTCGCGATCCGAGTCGACGGCACGGACATCACCTCCCTACGTGCCCGACTCAACACCCGGGACGAGGACCGGGTGGCGGAGCAGGGCACCGTCAAGTACACCGGCAACTTCCTCACCCGCCGCCTGGCGGAGATCGTGGTCGCCTACCAGGAGGAGAACGACAAGGGCGAACTCCACTTCGCCGGTGTGTCGGCCGGGCACATGATGGGGCTGGCGCTCGCGCAGGCACAAGCCCGGGGGACGGGCACAGAGCTGCACTGGACGTTCACCAACACCGCCGACTCCAACGGGCTGCCGTGGCCCACCCAAACCTCGGTGTCCCTGTCGCCGGGGACGAAGCTGCTGGACCTGGCGGCGAGACTTCGGCAATGGGGCATGGCGGAAACGGAGATCACCTCCACCAACGAGGTTCGCATGTACGTCCCCGAATCCGTGGGGACGCACTGGGAACTCCGCGACCCGCCGCTGATCCTGCGACACGGCCGTGACCTCCTCGAAGCACCGGAGCAGGTGTCCGTCGAGGACGCCCCCACCGATCTCCTACTGGCCGGCGACGAGGGCTTCTACGAGACAGTCCACGACGACACCGCCCGCGCCGAGCGGGGACGGCAGATCGAGGAATACATCTCCCAGAACAACATCGACGACCGAGGCATGCTCATCGCCTACGGCGAGCTCGAGCTGTCCCGCCGCGGGCAGGGTGCCGGATCGAACACCTACAGCCTCGTGTTGCAGCCGGGCCAGGTGAAACCGCTCATCGACCTGTGGCCGTCGGACTGGGTACTCGCCGACACCGGGTCGGGTATCGGCGACCCGGACCGGATCATGCAGCTGACCGTCGAGTCCGACGGGGACCGCTACAAGGCGTCGGTCACCGTGAACGATGTCTTCGCCGAGCGGGATGTGATCCTGTCCCGTCGCATCGACGAGCTCGTCGGTGGCGCGGTCGTCGCCGGCACGTCTGTGCCGTCGTCGGACTGGGACGACGGGTTGGCACCCGCCCAGCCCGAGGGGGTCGGCGCGGTCTCCCTGGCCTACTACGACGAGAACACCCCGAAGGCCACGTTGCAGGCGTCGTGGGGTGCGGTCACGGTCAACGAGGACGGGTCACCCATGAGTGACCTGTCCGGGTATGAGGCGCAGTACCGGTATCAGACCGGGCAGGGCCTCCCCGACGTGTGGACGTCGTTCGCGATCACCCAGCGGGATCAGACGTCTGCGGCGACGGACAGCCTCGTGCCCGGCATGGCCGTCGAGGTGAGGGTGCAGGCGTTCGACAGGTGGGCCCACAACAGCCTGTGGTCCGAGCCCTACCTGCTGGTCACCGCCACCGACGCCGACGCGCCCCCCACCCCGTCAACCCCGGACGTCACAAGCTATCTCGGGATCCTCACCATCCAGTGGGATGGGAAGGGTTCGGCGGGGGAGGCGCAGCCGGGGGACTTCGACTACGTCGAGATCCACGTCTCCCAAACGTCCGGGTTCACCCCGGACCGTCCCACTCTCCCCAACGGGCGCCTCGACGAGGGCGCATCCACCACCTATGTGGACCGGCTGCGCGCGGGTGGGGTCATGCCCGTCACCCTGGGCTCATACGGCGACACCTGGTTCGCGAAGCTGGTAGCGGTCGACAAGACCGGCAACGCCTCCCCGGCGTCCGCGCAGGACTCCGCCGTGCTCGTCCAGGCCGCGGACGGGGACATCGGTGCTGTCGGGATCGGGAAGCTCACCGCCGGGATCATGTCCGCCCTCATGACGATCTCCGGGACCATCCGGACCGCCGCCTCAGGGGCGCGGGTCGAACTCGACACCACCGGGTTCCGCTGCTACTCCTCGTCGGGCACCGTCCTCCTGGACTTCTCCATCCCGTCGTCGCTTCTGTCCCTGCGGGGCCGCCTACTGGCCGGGCTGGGGATCGGGACCGGGGCGACGATCGACGTGAACCCGTCCGCCGGGTCCCCGTTCATCGCCTGGTACCCGGACGCGTCGCAGCGGCGCACGGTGATCCGGGCGGACACCACCACCCCGCCGTCCGGGGGTCCTGCTGCGGCATTCCGCATGGAGACCCTGGACACGTCAGGGCAGACCGATGGGTTCTCCCTGTGGTCGTGGTCCACGAACGTGTGGATGGGTTTCAAGAACACCGCCGGAAACTTCGAAGGGCCCCGCCTGATCCTGGAGCGGGTCGGGCAGGCGATCCTCAGCAACCAGTTCGCGGCGAACAACCCGCGGTTCCAAGCGGCCTCCGACGGCCAGGCAGTCATGGCGAACAACATCGCCTCGGTGGCCGTCACGAACGACGGTGATGTATTCATCGCAGCATCCGCCGGACGGCAGACGTTCGTGTCCGGCGCCGGTGGGGACCTGAACGTCACCAACGGGCGAGTCAACGCCAACCGGTTCTCCTCCAACGGCAACGGTGCCCGGCTGGAGGTGAAAGACGGGCAGGACGTAGCTCTCGCATGGATCGGCGGAGCGCTGTGGTTCTACCCAGGTAGCGGTGGAACCGCGATCAAGACCTTCGTCATCGATCACCCGACTGACCCGGACCGCTGGCTTGTGCATGCCTGCGTCGAGGGTCCCGAGGCCCTCGTGCAATACCGCGGCGTGGCCATCATTGATGGTGGGACGGCTCGCGTTGAACTGCCTGACTATTTCGAGGCTGCCACCCGGGCGGAGGGCCGCCAGGTTCAGGCGACGATGCAGCTTCCGGAGGAACCACTCACGATCCCAGGCATACCTGCCTCGGTGACTGTCCCGTTCCGGACGTCCCCCGGCGTGGGCGACATCCCCGAGCATCTGATGGTCCGCCCTGTCGCGGCGTCTAGCCCGAAGGATGGCCAGTTCCGTCTGGCTTGCCCTGCTCCGGACGGAACCAAGATCGCCTGGACCGTCACCGCCGTCCGCGCGGACGTCGATCATGTCGTAGCGGAGCCTCTGCGTTCGGACTACGACGCCCACGGCGACGGCCCCTACCGCTACCTCATTCCGAAGTTGGACCGCTGACACGCGATTCCGAGGCTCGCGCTGAGAAGGCGATGTCCCATAGGGGCCATGGGCACACTCAAGAAACGCGGCTACTCGGTAGTGTTCACTGCGCACCCCAGCGAGCCGTACCCACAGGGGACTGGCATCGATCTCGGCGACAACTTTCGGCCCATCGCGCCGCCGCCGATCGGGGGTGGTGTTCCGCCCGCCGTCGACTACACGCCGGTCGCCGAGGCGATGCTTCAGGGCGTGCTCGACGCGGGCTACTCTGCTCATTTGGTGCGCCGCGACACCTACGTCGACGACCCGTACGTCCCCGACGAGTCCCCGTGATCTTGTGGCTGCTGGCGGGCGGGATCTGGCTGGTCCTGTCGTCGGTGTGCGCGATAGGGATCGGGCGATGGTTGCGGCGCATGGACGAGGCCACCCGGGTCATCCAGATTGATGAGCGGGTAAAGGATCAGTAACCCTGTGCGGCATGGCGCCGATAGCGCTGGTGTGACCCGGTTGGACGACGACGCTACGATGCCGATCCTTCTCCTCCCCGCCCCCAGGACCTCCCGTAGGCCCGTCCTGGCGGGCGTGGTCGTTTCACTGCTGGCCGCCGTCGTCCTGGTCAGTGGGTGGCTGGTCGCGGCAGCCGCCGCCGACGGCCGTGTGGACGATCGGGTCGGGGTTCCTGCACCTGTCCTCGCGGCCCCCGCTTCGGTCGATGCCGCGCCGGGCCCGGTCTCAGACCTTCCCCCGTCACCGGCTGCCGCCCCGGCGGGCGTGGTCTCCTCGCCACAGCCGAACCCGGCGAGGGGGCAGAGGGCGACGTCCGTGCCCGCCGAGGCTGCCCCGGACCGCGCGGCGGTCCTTCCGACGGCCACCCCGCGGGTTCCTCCGCCCGTGGTCCCGCCGCCCGTCGTCCTGCCCGATCCGCCTCCGTCCGTCGGAAGCTCGGGTCAAGCCCGTCCTATCGTGCACTGGTCCGCACCGTGCACGCCCGCGGGAATCCCGGTCATCGACGGTTACGCGGTGAGCGCTGAGAACCCCAGTGACGGGTTCTCGCGGAAGTTCCCGTACACCAACACGTACGTGTTCGACGGGTGCGAGTCGATGGACGCCGTCCGCACCGACATCCCCAACTGACCGATACCCGCTGATCATCAGAAGTGATGATCGAGCGAGGTCACGGTAACCCGCGCCGGGTTGTCGCCGATGTTCGGTTTGTGACCACCCCACAGCCGCCTTACGGCCACCAGCCCCAGCCTCCGCAGCAGTCCGGCTACCGGCAGCCGTACCCGCCGCAACAGGCCTACCAGTACCCGCCGAACCCGCACTCGCAGCACCCCACGAACATGCCCACATACTTGCCGCCGTCGAAGCCGAAGAGGAAGAAGTGGCCGTGGATCGTCGGGGCGCTCGTCCTGGTCCCGATCCTCATGGTCGGCGGGTGCATGGCGCTGCTCGGGGGCGCGGTCTCTGCGGTCGACCAGGCCCGCAAGGGCGGCACGGTCAATCTGGGCGAGGCCTACACGTACGCCTCCGGGGTCAAGGTCAGCGCGTCGGTTCCGAAGCAGGACAACCCCGGTAACCAGTTCATCGTCGCCAAGGATGAGCAGGGCTTCGTCTCGACGGTGACCGTCACCAACGGGACCGACAAGGCGGTGGCCGCCGCTCTGGTGTCGATCAACGCGACGGTGAACGGTGCCCCCGCCGAACGGTACTTCGCGGATGCGAACCTCCCCACCCAGGACATCGCGCCGGGCCAGTCGCTGGCGATCCCGTTCAAGTTCAAGATGAAGAAGGGCACGTCCGGGCCGTTGCAGATCGCTGTGACCGCGGACTTCAACGAACCGGTGTTCTTCAACGGGCAGATGGGCTGACGCCGACCCGCCTGACTCCCACCAGAGCTCCGGGTCTCTCGGTGGTCACGCACTAGACCCGGCCCCTAAGGGCCCCACCTGCATTCTTGCGGGTGGGGCCCTTCTGCATGTCCGGGTGGGACACGCGACTACCGCCCCCGGCAGGCCGGGTCGCGGTGTCCTTTCCGGGTGAGTGGGTGCGGAGACGAGACAGCCGACTTCGTGCTGCGCGCCGACCCCACCCGCATCGACCTCGGGTTCATCCCCGGCGACCCGGTCGACGTGCTCGTCCCGATCCTCGACGACAACCAGGACCCGGTGGAGATCACCTCCGGGCAGGCCGCGTCGTGGGCGGCGAAGGCATCGGTGCGGCGGAATGAGGCGTCCACGGTGGTGCTCCACGAGTGGTCCACCGTCGCGGCACCCACGAAATGCGTGATCGTCCCCGGTACCCCAGCGAATGTGCACCTGCTCGCCACCTCCGCCGAGACCGCCGCCTGGCAAGACGTCTGGCCGGAGTGGGTGGCGCATTGGGACCTCCAGGTCACCCCGCCCGGCATCGACCCGCAGACCATCGCCGCTGGACAGATCTGCCTGCGGCCCCAGTACACCCACTAGGAGACCAGCCGCAATGGCCAATGTGATGCGCCTGTGCATCGGGTGCGGGCAAACCGATGACCACCCCCGGCACGTGATCGCCGGGTCGCAGCCGTGGCACATGGACTGCCACAGCCTCTCGACGGGCTGCGAGGTGTGCACCTCGCAGCTCGCTGCGTGCGGGACCTCGACCGAGTCCGACGGGGTGATCGGGGACGAGCTCCGGACCCGGCTCGTCGCTCTGACCGAGAAGGAGGGCTGACCGATGCCTGAGGGTTGGTCCGCAACCGCAGGGAACCACGCGTTGACGACGGAGACCGGGCTGTACTCGTGGGTGCAGCTGCACATCGGGGCGCCCGGTGCTGCGGGAACCGCGAACCCGGCGACGGAGACGACCCGTAAGCAGGCCACGTGGGGGACCGCGTCGGCTGGGTCGATCTCGAACATCACGAACCCGTTGACGTGGACGTCGATCGCCGGATCCCAGGACGCGACTCATTTCACTGTGTGGACGGCGTCGACGGCGGGGACCTTCGGGTTCTCGGGGACGGTCACGGCGAATCCCTACACCGCTGGTGACACGCTGACGATCCCAGTCGGTGGCTTGACCGCTTCCGTGACGCTTGCGTCCTAGGCCGAGGGCCACAGCTGTGGAACACGTGACGTCAGTTGAGCGAATCACGCTCGCCTATGGACAGCCGTTTGGCGAGCCGTTCTCGCTGCTCGGGAGGCCGGACTCTCTCACGATCACCGGAGGCGAGCGAACGATCGACATCCCCGGGTTCGGGGAATCGACGATGGAGACCGCGCCGACCACGTGGTTAGCCGGGGTGGTTGGTGCTCGTCCCTGGCTCGCCGTCGGCCTGAGGCTGGTCCACGCCACGTACCCCTCAGCGGTCAACTACCCGTCGCCACTGGTCGCCCAGGTCACGCCGTTCCGGGTGAACGTCTACGACCCTGAGCTCGACAAGTGGTTCACGGCGAGCGATGCAGCGCACCGGGCACGGCTACCGGAGCTGGCCGTGTTCTGGGGCGATGGGTCCTCGGAGGAGATTTTCGATCTGGCTGACCCGGGTGTCACCGTCCAACATGAGTATGCGGCGGCGGGCGAGTACGTCGTGACGATCAGGGCGGTGTTCGCCGATGCGGTCTCCTACGAGTGCCCAACCGTGACTCGCGTCGCCACGGTCGTCTGAAAGCGACTGACCGGTGGCCGTTCGATTCAACGCTGCGACCGACGCGTACAGCGCGAGCAACGGCGCGCCGGGCGGGTCGGCCTACTCCGGGGTGCTGTGGGCGTATTGCCTCGCCAATCCTGGTGGTGGCAGTGTCCTGTACCTGGCGGCGACCTCTGGTGGGAACGCCTGGTACTTGTGCACCAATCTTGCGGGCGACACCCTCTATCTGGCTGATGACAACGTCGGGGCCGGCGGGATCCCCTTCACCTTGAACACCTGGTGGCAGCTCGGGTTCGTCGTCTCCGGCACCGCGGTTGCGTTGTGGGCCGGGACCCTTGGGAACACGCCGACGAAGTACACGACCACCTCGGTCTCGGCGATCATCCCGACCCGCCTCTACATCGGGTCGGACGAGTGGGGGGGCTGGTGGGATTCCCGGGTGGCCGGGGTGAAGCTGTGGAATGTCGCGCTCACCGACAGCCAGGTCCTCGCTGAGTTCACCCAATTCAAGCCGGTGTCGACCGCCGGGCTGCTGCGCTACCACCGGTTCACGTCGGCCTCGACCGCGGACGATTCGGGGCTGGGGAACATCCTCACCGCCGGGTCGACGCCGACGGACACCGAAGCGGACCCGCCCGGAGTGCCAGAGATCCTGATCTTGCCGCCGTGGCAGCCGAACACAGCCCGCCGTCGCGCGGCCAACCTTTAGAGGGAGATCATTCAGTGGCCGACATCAAAGGCGTGATCACGGGGGAACTGACGATTCCCCCGGGCAGCTCGTCCCGGGACCTGGTGCTTCCCCCCAACACGTTCGGGCTGGCGCTGCTCCTGGCGCCGCATCCTGCCTACCGCGAGGTGGCGCAGCACGTCGCCGTAATCGGGCAGAGCAACCACCAGGACACCTGGTCTGGTGAGCTCAGCTATCACGTCGAGTTCGACTCGACGGCCGACAACCCGGTGATCTTGACCTTCCGGCTCATCACGACGGACCAGCGGATCGTGCCTATCAGCTACGGAGGCTCGTGATGCCGCTGTACATGGCGTGGAACTCGGCCCAGTCCCTCTCGACGACCGCCACACGCGCGGGTGTGGCGACCGGGATCAACAGCAAGACGATGTTGCAGATCGCTACCCCATCCACCCGCAAACTGAAGGTCGTCCGCTGGGGGGTGCGGTTCGAGTCGGCACCCACGGCGATCGTTCGCTGTGAACTTCGCCAGTCCAACGTTGCAGCGACCGGCCTGACAGCGCATGTCGCCGCCGGCATCACCGCGTACGACGATGCCGAGGCACCTGCCTCTCTCGTCACCCTGGGAACCGGCGCCACCGGATGGGGGGCGGCCGGGACTGGCACCGAGAACGCTCCCTCGGTGGTCCGCCCTCTGGATGAGTGGATCGCCCCGATCGGGGTGTCCTGGTACGACTACGAGTGGTCGTTGGGGCGTGAGGCGGACGTCGCCGTTTCGACGTTCGTGCAGGTGCGGATGACGACCGCGACGACGATCACGGCGCAGTGCTACGTGATCTGGCAGGAGTAGACCCCCGGCAGTTCTCAGCTTCGGTGATCGGCGACTAGGAGGGGTGAGGTGGCTCGTCTCGGCCGCGCCATTCCCCGTCGTTGGGCCGCTGCCGCCGTGGTCTCGCAGGCGGCCGTCGTTACCGCCTCAGCTGCGGCGGATCTTGGCGGGCTGACCGCCGCCACGTCCGCGACCCGGACCACGCCGGGCACAGCGACGGCTGATCTCGGCGCTCTGACGGCGACAGCATCAGCCACCCCCACGGTTGTGGCCGCTGCGGATGCGCCGTTGGGTGGGCTCACGTCGACGGTCTCGGCGAGCCGGGGCACGACTGCGGTCGCCCAGGCCGATCTCGGTGGCCTGACGGTCATCGCATCGGCTGTGCCTACGGTCACCGCGTCCGCAGCTGCCGTGCTGGGTGGGCTGACCGCGACCGCTACGGCGGGCACCACGATCTCTACGGTCGGGTCGGCTGCCCTTGGAGGCTTGGTGGCGTCGGCCGCCGGGCAGGTCGAGGTCCCGGCCTCCGCCGCCGCGTCGCTGGGCTCGGTCGCGGCCAGCGCCTCGGCGTCCCGGGAGACAGTGGGATCCGTGCAGGCGCTGCTCGGGGCGCTGGCCGCGACTGGAACGGCGACCGGGGCGGGTGAGGCGTCAGCGCAAGCCGCCTTCGGCGGGGTCACGGCTGCTACTGCCGTGCAGGTGGAGCATCTCGCGGTCGCGGCGGCTGGGCTCGGGTCGCTCACCGGGTCGGCGGCGGTGGGGGTGCAGGTCGGCGGGTCCGGTTCCGCGCCGCTCGGCGGTCTGGTTGCGTCCGCAACGGCGGGCGGCACCACCACGGCGCAGGCTTCGGCTGCTCTCGCTGCTCTGGCGGGGGTGGCTGGCGGGCAGGTCGTCGTGCCCGCTGCCGCTGCCGCGGGTCTAGGCCCGATCACAGCGACGGCGGCGGGTGGTGTGCTGGTCGGGGGTACGGCCACCGCCGTGCTGGGCGCACTCACCGCCGCTGCTGGGACGGATGGGCAGACGACGGGGGCGGCCTCCGCTGCTCTGGGCGGGCTGTCCAGTGTCGCCACGGCGGGTGTGACCGTCGTGGCTGCGGCGTACGCCGGGGCACTCGTCGACCCTGGCGCGTTCCCCGGGGAGGACGTGTACCCGGGCGAAGGGGTGTTCCCGTCGACCGGGTACAGCCTGGGCGGGCTGTCCGCATCCGCTGCGACTGCCCGGACGATCGCCGCGACCGCAGCAGCAGGGTTCCCCGACGGGGCCGGGCTCTACCCGGGGGAGGACGTCTACCCCGGCGTGGACGTGTTCCCCAGCGAGGGCGGGTACACGCTCGGTGGGCTGACCGCGTCCGCGGCGGGAGTGGTGGACCATCCTGCAACCGCGGCCGCCGTCCTGGCTGGTTTGGCGGCGAGCGCTGTCGGGGTCGTCACCGGTGACGGTGAGGCCTCCGCGACGGCCCTGCTCGGTGCGGTTACGGCGCAGGCCGCCGGTTCGGTCACTCACCAGGCGGTGGCGGCGGCCCCGCTAGGTGGCCTGACAGGTGTGGCGGCGGCCGCGGTCACCCCGTCTTCGTCGGCCGCCGCGATGCTCGGCGGGTTGGGTGCGCACGTGACAGCCGCCCAGGTGGTGTCGGCGGTGATGTCCGCTTCCCTCGGTGCGCTGGTGGCGTCCATGGTCGCCGCCGGGGCGACACCGGATCTGGTGCTGCCGCTGCGCGCCGGACGACCGGTGGGCGGGGACCGGTACCGGGCGGGCCGGCCGGTCAAGGTGTCCGCGCTGAGCGGCTGAAACACGCGACTGCCCACCGCGGGTGAGCGGCTGTTGATGGGGTTGGGTTTGAGGGTGTCGAGTGGGAGGGCTCTGAAGTGGGCTACGTGAAGCAGACCTGGGTGAACGGCCCAGGTGGTGGCACTCCCACCTCGGCTGCGCGGCTCGGGCACATGGAGGACGGCATCGGCGATGCGTCCGACCGGTTGGACGCGCTCGAAGCCTCCCCACCCGGAGACGGTTCCGCTGTCACCGCAGTTCTCGACGCCGCCGGGTCGGGAGCGATCACCATCACCCCGGTGTCGGGTGGGACGGCTGTCCGGGTACTGACCGGCACCCTCACAGCCAACCGGGCCGTCACCTTCGACCCGGCGGCGGACGGCACCACGATCCGCCTGTCCATGCTCCGCGTCACCTTCGGCACCTTCACGATCAGTGCCGGTGGGGAGACGTTCACAGCGCCGACCGTGGCGGAGTGGACCCGCATCGGCGGGGCGTGGGAGCGGACGTCGTGACTCTCGCGGTCCCGGCCGGGTATGGGCCGGTGCTGGTGCACTCCAGGCTCGGGGTGGCCGACCAGAGCGTCACGTTCACGGGCCGGGAGACGGTCATCGGGTTCACGTCGGTATCCGCCTCGAGGACGGTCACGGTCTCGGCGGTAGCGCCGCACGGGTGGCCTCTTGTGGTGAAGGATGAGCACGGTGACTGCGCTGTGGACCGCACGATCACCGTCACGGGGAACGTGCGCTCCTCTCAGGTGATCGACGAGCCGTTCGGGTGCGTGGAGCTGTACTACGACGGCGGGGCGTGGCGCCCGACAGTGCAGGCCGTCTGATGGTGTTCTCCGACCCGTTCTCGACCTCGGCGCCCCCGTCGGCGGTGTTCCCGTCGAACACGAACGCGCTGGTCCCCACCAGGGATGCGTCGATCACCACTCTGTTCCCGTCGGGGACGGCGGGGCCGACGAACCGGTGGTGGAACGACTGGCACCTGCTGGGCTCGGCCGGGACGAGCTCGTACAACGGGCCGTCGTCGGGGAAGCTGAACGTGTTCCCGCTGATGTTGCGCCCGCAGGAGCGGGGCATGTCGGCGTGCCGCCCGAAGCAGCTTCCGCTCTACACCGATGTGGCGATCATCCAGGACATGCGGCGGGACGTGTCGTTCGCGGTGTCCGAGGCGGTGAACGGGCGCACCTTCACCGCGGCGGACGACTTCTCCTGCACGATGCGGATGCCGGCCACCGCGGGCGGTGGGGCGTATGTGGAGTTCCCGGTGGTGCGGGGGATGCCGTACCTGTCGGCCCGCTACCAGGCCATGACCCCCCGCCTGTGCACCGGTAACGCGGTGTGGGACTGGCCGGGGGATGCGGACAACCACACCCGGCAGTGGTCTGTCGCCGGTCAGACGACCGGCACGGTGTCGGGGTCACGGATCGTGCTCACCACCACTGGTGTGCCGAGGCCCGGCTACCCGAAGTCGGACGGCTCGTCGCATCCGTTGGAACCCAACGATGTGCAACGCTGGATCCTGTACGCGTTCAACACGTCCGGGGCGCCGCAGTCGATCACCCTGGGGTTCTCCACGGAGGCTCTCGCCAACGGCTGCTCGGCGTCGGTCCTGACCGCGACCGCGCCGTTCACCGGGTGGCTGCGGCTCGTCCCGCTCACCGGGTCCGACACCTCCGAGGAGCGGGCCGTGTTGGACGCGCACGCCGCGTGCATCCCCACCGGCGGCACCTTCGACGTCACCGTCTCCGGTGCCACAGCAACCGAGACGGTCACGTGGGCGACCGCTGGCACCGGTCCTCTCCTCATGGCGGCTCTGCCTCACCACGTGGACCAGATGGCGGCGGGTGCGACGTACCGGGGGATCGTGTGGCCCACCCTGCGCGGGCCCGCTCAGGCGATCTCGGGGACGACGTGGACGATGACCGACACCCTCACCCCCGTGTCGAGGCAGGCCCCCCGCGCTGTGCCGTCGGGGAAGGTGTCCGCACTGTCGGCGCAGGTCGCGACGGACGCCAACTACCCGTTCCCCGCCGGTTTGTCGACCGCGGACATCTACAACGCCGGTAAGGCCCTCGGCGGCATCTCCCAGGTGGCGAACGTTGCGGACGCCCTCGGGCTGACCACGCACCGCACCACAGCTGTCGACAAACTGCGGACCGAGCTCACCCCGTACTTCGACGGCGTCACCCCCCGCGCCTTCTACGACACCACCTGGCGGGGTGCGGTGTTCACGCAGGCCCGCAGCAACGGAGCGAACAGCCACGGGCACGGCTACTACAACGACCACACGCTGCAATGGGGCTACCTCATCTACGCGGCCGCCACCTTGGCCGCGTTCGACGCGTCGTGGCGGACCACCCACCAGGCCGCGGTGACCGCGCTCGTCCGGGACATCGCGAACACCTCGTCGGCGGACACCTACTTCCCGAGGCTGCGCTACTACGACGCCTACGAAGGCCACTCGATGCTCACCGGCCTCGCCTCCGTGGAAGACGGCAGGGGGACGGAGTCCACCTCCGAGGGCGCCATGGCGTACGCGGGCGTCGCCTTGTGGGGGCAGGTCATCGGCAACACAGACATGCAGAACGTCGGCCGCTGGCTGCTCGCGCAGGAGATCCGGTCGGCTCAACGCTACTGGCACATGCCCGCCTCGTCGTCGATCGTCCCCGACGGGAACCTCAAGTCGAAGAAGACCATCGGGATCGTCCACCTCAACAAGATCACGTCGGACACCTACTTCGGTGCCGAACCCGCATTCCACACGAACATCCAGGCTCTGCCGTACATGCCGGTCCAGGAGTACCTCCTCGACCACGAATGGGCTGCCGAAGCCTGGACGGACCGGCTAGCACCCGTCACCCCGACGGGCACCTCGACGATCTGGATCGGCTACAACCACGCCCTGCGCGCCGTCTCGGACCCCGACGGGGCGTTCACCGCCATCCAAGCGTTGACCGGGTCGACCGGGACGGCGCCGACGCAGTGGGACTGGGAAGGCACCACGAAGACGGCGCTGCTGTACTGGGCGGCGACCCGCCCGACTCCGGGCACGGGCCCGTCCGCTGCTCCCCGCGTGGTGGCGGTGCCGACCGCGATGGACGGCGGGGTGGTCGAACCCGACCCACCCACCTATGGTCTGCCCGGCCCGCCCGGCTCCTCACTGCCCGGTCAGGTCGGGCGCGGGTATGTCCGCGACTGGCCGGAGCTCGCCGGCAGGGTGGCAGTCGACGACACCGACTTCACCGCCGACGCCTCCATCCACACGATCGCCCTGACCGGGATCACGACAGCCCGGCAGATCAACCTGCCCGCCCCGACGAGAGGGCGGCCGTTGCGGTTCGTCGACGAGACCGGGCTGCTCTCCCAGGCGCTACCTGTGACTCTGGTCGGGCCGGTCGGGGGTGCCTCGCAGCTCGTGGTCCGCACAGCCGGGGTGGTGCTGGACCTGTACGGCACCGGTACCCGGTGGATCACGATCGGAGCCGGCTGACATGGCGTGGGGCGACCCGATCGCGACCTCCGCACCCGCCTTCCCGACCTCGACGGGCCCGCACCCGCTGGTCCCTCAGGGCTACTTCTCGTGGGCGGTGACGGGGAAGCAGTACCCGACGGGGTGTTGGTGGCAGAACCTTCTCATCCCCCACTACGACGCCAATACCTATAACGGGCGTGTGAACTGTCTGCCGTACGCGGCGCAGCCCGCCACCAACGGCAGGGGGTTGCAGCTCGCCTACCACGGCACCCAATCCCGGGATGTCGCCGCGAACGCCATCACCCTGTCCTCGGTGTACGAGCTCGGGCTGGAGGTTGCGGAGACGGTCACGGGGCGGCAGATCGTCGACTACTCGGACTGTGGCGTCACCACCCGCTGGAACACCGCGGGCGGTTCGATGACCTGCCATCTCGTCGAGGGCATGGGATTCTGCTCGGGACAGTTCGTGGCCACCACGCCGGTCATCCGGTGCGCGCACCCGGTGCTGCTCATCAACGGTGCCGCACCGTCGGGGTCGTACACGGGGACGAAGCTGCGGATCCGGTCGGCCTACTTCAACCGGGACTGGCTGATCTACACGTCGGCCTCGGTGACGTGGACGCTGGGCGGGGACGGCATGACGTTGACCGCGTCCACACCGTTGACGGGGTCGGTGCAGGTCGCGCACCTCACGACGGAGCCGGGGCAGGAAGCCGCCTACGACGCCGCATCCACAGCGGTCCTGACCGGCGGAGCGGTGACCGCCACGGTCGCCGGGAACACGGCGACGATGACGATCACATGGTCTTCGGCCGGTTCGGGCGCCCCGTTGGTGATGACCTTGCCGCACCACCGGGACGTGATGGGATCTCCCACGTATCAGCCGGTCACCCTGGACTCTCTGAAGGGGCAGATGCGGGGGGTTCGGGCGTCGACCTGGACGTTGACCGAGCCGCTCCCAGTGGTGTCGTGGACGCACGAGACCCCGATCCCCTCCGCCGCGGTCCCGGACATCCTCGCCGCCATCGCGGTCGAGAAGGCCACCACCTACGACTACGCCGGGAACGGGTGGGGCACCTCCCCGTACTACGGGGGGAAGCACGTCGCGAAACTGGCGAGGCTCGCGATGGTGGCGGAGGAGGTCGGCGACACCACGTCGCGGGACCAGCTGTTGACCCGGCTGCGCTCGGAGGTCAGCGCCTACCTCACCGCGGCCCCCACAGGCTCGGCGGGTGTGCCCGGCTCCGGGTATCGGAACGTGTTGCAGTACAAGGGCGGGGCGACGTGGCGGGGGATCGCCACCCAGAACGGCTGGTCGGACATGGGCGCCGACTTCGGGTCTGGACGGTTCAACGACCACCACTTCCATTACGGCTACTGGCTGTACGCCGCCGCGGTCGCGGGCCGGGATGACGCCACCTGGCGCAACAACATTCGGCCGTATGTGGACGCTCTCGCCCGCGACATCTGCAACCCGTCCCACTCGGACAGCTACTTCCCGAAGAACCGGCACAAGGACTGGTGGCACGGCCACTCGTTCGCGTCCGGCCTGGTGGGGATCGACGTCGGCCCCGGCCAAGAGTCCGTCTCCGAGGCTGTGGGAGCGTGGCACGGGGTGCAGATGTGGGGGCACGTCACCTCCAACACCGACCTGCGGGATCTCGGCCGGCTCATGGCCGCCACGGAGGCGCGGGCTGCGAAGAAGTACTGGCACATCTACGACACCACCAGCGTGTACCCGGCGCCGTTCGCCAACGGGGCCGTCGCGGTCATCGTCCGCACCCACAAGATCGCTAGGGAGACGTACTTCGGGAACCGGCCCGAGTACTTCTACGGCATCATCACCCTCCCGATCCTGCCGTCCTCGCATCTGCACCTGGACGAGCCGTGGGTGGAACGCGGATATGCGGCGGCCTCGGCGAACGTGCCGATCACCCCGACGACGAACCCGCAGGACACCGGGTGGAACTCGGTGATCTACTGCCTGCTCGCGGTGATGGACCCGGACACCGGCTACGAGTCGATCAAATCGTTGCCGCTGACGCAGATCCCCGCCTACCAGGACCACATCCAGTACGGGCCGGACTTCGACAACGGGCTCTCGAAGGCGGCTGCTTTGGCGTGGGCGTCCACCCGGCCCGGGTTCACCGGCACCGGCGACCCGGTGGACCCGCCGACACCCACCGACCCGCCGGACCCGGTACTGACCCCCGGCCCGGCAGGCTCGTCCGCCACAGCCTTGTCGGTGAGGGTGGCGACCGGCGCACACCCCGGCGGCTACACACCCGTCACCGGGGATCACACGGTCACAGAGGCGGACCGGATCGTGGGTGTCCAGACCGTCCCTGCCGTCGTCACCCTCCCCGCGATGGCCGGGTGGCGGCCCGGGACCCCGCTCACCGTCGCCGACGAGACCGGGGCCTGCTCCATCGCCACCCCCATCACCCTCACCGGGGCGTCGATCGACGGGCAGACCACGCTGACTCTCACATCGGCGAACTCGGGGGCACGGCTGTACTGGAACGGGGCCGCCTGGTCCGTCATCAGCGCTGGGTGACCGACCGGTCGGCACCCCCACGAAGGCTCCTGAGAACACGCGAGTCTTGTCCGACCGCCCGGCAAGCCTCAGCAGGGTTGCCGGTTGTGATCAGTGTCTGCCGTTGTGGCCACGACCGTGACGCCCACGAGCACTGGCGGCGAGGGCTGGACTGCGCCCTGTGTGACTGCCCGCGTTGGCGTCTCCCCTTCGACCGGACTGCGGTAGCGCTGGCCGTGTTCGGCACTCTCGCCGGGCTAGGTCTGCTGCTGGTCGTGTATCTGCTGGCCGATCCCCGCTGACACGCGACTGAGCGGGCCCACCCGCCCGCACCGGTGAGGGTGCCGGTTGTCCACACGCGCCCACTCCCTGCGAGCCGCCCGCATGCCCACGACTGGGGTGAACGTTGCCCGATACCGATCTGGTCCTCGGGCTGCTCGACCGTGGACTGCCGGGGCTGGCCGTACTCGTGGGCGGGGGCCTGTGTTTCGTGATCTGGAAGCTGATGGGCAGACGCACCACGCTGGCCGCGCAGATCCGCACCGACCTGGTCGAGGTGAAAGGTGAGAACCGCTCCCTCGAAGCCCGACTCGACGAGGAACGGTCGGCACGCCGCCGCGCCGAGGACGCCCTCCACCAGCACCTCCGATGGTGCCCTGACCCCCAAGCGGGCCCGCCGGGCCGCCACGACCTCCGATGATCCGCTGATCCGGCTCTACGACCAGGAACGCCGCAAGATCCGGCTGTGGCTGACGGTCGCGATCACCGCGTTGGCGCTGGTAGTCGCTGGTCTGGCTGTCGGGTTCTACGTGGCCCGCTCGACCGCCGCGCAGGCCAACACCGAGCGGGACGTAGCCGCCACCGAGCGGGACGTAGCCGCCACATCCGCGGATGCGCTCGCAGGGAAGGTGTTGACCGACTGTGCCGCCGACCCCGCCAACCCCGTAGCCGGACCGGACGCGGCAACGTGCGAGCAGGCACGTGCGGTGCAGGACAACCCTGTCGTGCAGGCCGCGGCCCGGGATGGCCGGGGGATCGCGTCGACGGCGATCGTGGACCGGCACCTGATCGTCACCTACGACGACGGCACCAGCCGAGACGCCGGGATCGTCGTCGGCGCGGACGGCCGCGGGGTCGCCGACATCGTCCTCGACGGGGGGCGTCTCGTCCTCGTCTACTCCGACGGCGCCCGCGTCGACCTCGGCCGGATCATCGGGCGCGGCATCGCCGGTGTCTCGACCGCGGGCGGCCGGTTGACGGTCACCTACGACGACGGGTCGACCGAGGACGCCGGGGAACTCCCGGTCGGTCCGACCGGCGACCGGGGCGCCGAGGGGGCTGTGGGCCGGCCCGGACCTGCCTGCCCGGACGGGTACAAGCAGGTGGAGACCGGGCGGGTGTCGGGCACGGACGGGGTCGAGTACGGCCGGTCTGTGACCTGCGTGGACCCCGCATCCGCCACCCCCGCTCCGGATCCCGGTGGGGGTTCGGGTGGCTGACACATCCCGGGCCGTCCTCCTGGCCCAGCTCGAGGTGGAGCGCGCCGAGAAGCAGCAGTGGGCGGCGCGGGCGATGCGCGCCATGGCCCGCTGCGACGAGCTGGAGGACGACCTGCGGATGTGGCGGCTGCGGTTCCGGCTGCGGCATTGGACCGTGCAGATCCCGCCCGAACTCGGATACGTCCCGCCGCGCCGCACCTTGGAGGAGTCGAACACCTTGGCGGCCCGCCCTGAACGCACACCGGACGAGGTGGAGCAGATCATCGACGCTGCTCTGGAGGCGGGGAGGTCGGTGACGTTCCCGATGATCCCCCACCAGCGCCGCGCCGCCCTCGTCGCCAGGAAGCGTCAGCCGACCGATGGTGTGCCGCTCGGGGTGCGTGTACCTGGAAGGAAGCCGGGGCTGTGACCCGCCGTCTGTGGGCGGGCCTCGCGGTCCTGGCCGCTGTTGTGGTGGCCGAGGGGGTGTGGGTGCGCGCCCAGGTCGACGACCTTGTGCTCAGGCAGCTTCAGCACGACCACCGTCTCCGCAGGGTCGAAGCCCCCCACGACGCCCTCAACGAGTACGTGGAGCTGCCGGGGGACCTGTCGTGACCACCACCGAGGAAGCGCTCCGAGCGGGCGGGCTGGGTTTGGTTCCGGAGCTGATCGTGGCCGCGGACTGGGAAGGCCTGGCCCTCCCGGTCGCCGCCACGGCGATCCAGTGCGAGTCGTGGGGCCGCAACGTGTGGGGCCACGATGGGGTCTCCACCGCCGGCCTGTACGTCAAGGGTGGCCCCGTCACCCAGGCCAACTATCTCGCCTACCGGGCTGCGATGAAAGCGGGGCGGATCGGCCGTCAGGGCTGCGGGCCCGCCCAATGCACGTCGGCCGAGTTCCAGGACCGCGCCGACGAGCTCGGCGGCTGCTGGGACCCGGTCGCGAACATGCGCTCCGGGTTCCGCGGACTGAAACAGCGGATCGACCGGTACGGGCTGCGGGACGGGTTCCGCAGATACAACGGCGCCGGCCCGAACGCCGAGACCTACGCGGTGAAGGCGATCGCCGCATACCAGGTGTGGCAGGCCCGCCTCACCGGCGCGACCGCCGCCGGGATCACCACACAGGCTGCCGCACCGCCGCCCGAGGAGGACGACGACGAGATGCACGTTCCGATCAAAGTCACCGACGACGGCAGGTTCGCCGAATCGTTCGCCGCCGAAGCCGGAGGTGGGGGCTGGTTCTCCCGCGGGATCGTCACCTTCGGGTCCGCGTGGGGGTGGACCGACGTGTTCGTGACCGCACTGTCGGCTCGAGGTGAGGTGAAGTCGCTGCTCGGGTCCCGCGAGGGCGGCCCGTTCCGGGTCGCGAACAACACCAGCGTGGCGATCGAGCTGCCCGACGGGTGCCGCCACGTCACCGTCGAAGGCGCTGTCGAACACCCGCCCACCCAGTCGCAGGACCTCGGCACCAGGCCGTGGACCGCATGGATCGGGCAGCGAGCCTGACCCAAGGATCGAGTGAAGGAGACATCTGTGTCGCTTGATGTGTCGCAGTGGGCGGTGCTGTGGGGTGCGCTCCTGCCGCTCCTCGTCGGCCTCGTCACCACGAAGGCCACCAATGCTGGGGTGAAGGCGGTGCTGCTGCTGGCCCTCAACGGTGTGGCGGCGGTCCTCGACCAGTTCTTCGCCGCCACGGGGGGCGGGTTCGACTGGAAGGCGGCGATCGTGAACGCTGCCGCCGCGTTCGTGATCGGAACGGCCACCCACTTCGGGCTGTGGAAGCCGATCGGCGCCTCCTCGACTCTTCAGGATGTCGGCTCGGGCCCCGGTAGGCATTCCGCCGAGTGACCTCAGGCGCGTGTCTGCGGCTCCCTGGGAGACACGCGTCTGACCCGTCGGCCCCCACCACCGTCCGCGATGGTGGGGGCCGACACCCGTTGCTGGGATTGGTGAGGGATGACGGACTACTCGATCGCGGCCGGTGACGTCGCCGTCCACGCCAAAACCCTCACCTCGGGCAGCGAGGATGTGGTGACGTTCCCCGGTGTGGACGCCGACGGGGTCGTCACCCTGATCCTCCATCCCGGGACGAGCGCCCCCGTGTACGTGTCCACCGGGAATGTGCCCGCGACGATCGCCGGACCGAAGTGTCGGGTGCTGTTCCCAGGCTGGTCTGGGACGCTCACTGGTCCGTCCGGTGTGCTCGCAGGGCTGTCCGGGGCGTCGTCCACACCACCGACCACAGTGCGGCTGATCTCCGCCGAGGCCGCCGTGTACTCGGTCGAGGCCTAGCCCGTGGCTGGGATGCGGCGACAGCAGATCGCACCCACCAGCACCAGCAGTAGTGGCGTGTCCGGGCCGTTCGGGTTGTTCGCGGCCGACATGTCCTCCCGTGCTGCGACAGCCTCGGCGGACTACGCTACCTCGCTCGGCGACGCCCAGATCGCCGTACAGGACGGCGCCGAGTGGCGCGAGCTTTGGGCGGACACCACCGGCTGGTCCGACTCAGGGAACCTCGCGGTCGCCGGCGGGCAGGCATTCACCGGCACCGGCGGTGGAATGGTTCGCAACTTCCCCATCACCAGCGGCGGGTCCGCCCGTGTGGTGACCACCTTCGTCTACCCGGGGGCTGCCGGGGGTGGCGGGACGGAGTGGGTGTTCTTCGGGGTCTCTTCGGCCACGCAGGTGGCCGGCTACAGCCTCGGCACGCATTTCGCCGGCATAGGGATCGAAGTGAAGTCCGGGACCGTCCAGTCGTGGAACGGGTCGGGCACCACGGACCTCCCCGGCGCGCCGGCCGCCGGGACATACGTGGTCACCGCCACCGCCGACGAGACGGTGTACTCGCTGACCATGGCGCGGGTCGGTTCGATGGACCGATGGCACGCCCAGTTCCCGCGTGCGGCCGGAACGGCGGCGTCGATCGCGGTCTGGTGTAACGACGCACGAGCAGCATCCGGGGTGAAGATCGGCGCGGTCGGGGCGAAGATCGGTGGCGGCACAACCGTCCCGCCCGCCGGTGAGGGCGGCAGCCCGTCGGTGCATTACGGCGACACCGGGGCCGCGGGCGCCTCCCGGCTCCGCTACACGCTGCCCGCAGGGTTCGACTCCCGGCGGCCCACCCCGGCGGTGATCTGCTTCCACGGCGCGGGCGGCGATGCCGATGCCACCGCCGGCCTGGAAGCCGACGTGACATCGGCCGGGTACATCTTCGCCACCTCCGACGGCTTCGCCGCCGACTCGGTCGGAGTCCAGGCGGCGGTCGACGAGTACGCCCGCGTCTACCGGTATCTGCTCGACCGGTTCCCCATCTCGGCGGTTGCGCTGCTCACCGAGAGCATGGGCGGCGTGGTCGCCGCGAACACCGTCGCCCATCGGGGTATCCCACTCCCGGCGTGCTGGGTCGGCTACTTCCCGCTGCTCAACCTGATATGGGCGTGGGACGGCAACACCGACGCCCGCAATGCGATCATCGCCCGCTACGGCGTGAACCCGGACGGCTCCGACCTGGTCGCGAAGGTCGACGGCTACTCCCCGGTGCAGTCCGACCCCAAGGGGTTCGCCGGGGTCCCCGCCCTGTTCTTCCACTCGCCCGGCGACACCGTGGTCACGAAGGCCGACAACACCGACGAGTGGGCGGAATCTGTCGCAGGCTTCTCCCCAGTCACCGTGGTCACCACCTCCGGAGAGCACGGCGACGTGTCCAACTGGTCCGGTCCGAACATCGCCGCGGCCCTGGCCTTCCTCGCGGTTCACCTGGGCCGCTGATGACGCCCCCACCGAGGTCTGACATGTCCGTCGAGTCCTGATGGAGCGCCAGCAGATCGCCCCGACCGCGGGCGGCCCGGTCAGCATCGGAGACATCCCCGGGCTACCGTCCGAGCTCGACGCCAAGGCCGACCTGGTGAACACCGACGGCTCTCCCGGCCGCACGATCTTCGTCGGTGCTACGCCACCCGCGTCGCCCGCCGAGGGCGATGTGTGGATCACCCCCGCAGGCTGAGGGGAAGACACGCCATGTCGGTCCGGCTGAGTGGGCCCGGGCAGTACCTCGCAGCCAACGTGTCAATTCCGCCAGTCGGCGACACCGGGCACACCGTAGTCGGGTGGGTGTACCTGTCCGACGCCCGCAGCTACTACTCGTCGATCTGCCGTTTGGCGATCGACAGCTCGTCGCACTTCGCCCTCGAGACCGACACCGACGGTGTCAGCCCGTGGGTCTTCTCCTCCGGTGGGTCCTTCTCGAGCTCAGCGGATCTCGTGGAGGGTGCCTGGTCCCGTGTCGCGCTGACGATCACGACGGCCCGGGCCGGGACCCTCTACGTCGCCGCCGAGACCGGTGGCGCCGGCGTGGCCACCGGCACGACCGGCAACCCTGGGTCGCCCACACACGTGACGCTGGGCGGGCGACCCGACGATTCCGGCGACTGGTTTGACGGCCGGATAGCGCAATGGCGGGTCTACACAGCTGCGCTCGCCGCAGGCGAGATCGAAGCCGAGTGGGCGTCCCCGACCCCCGTCCGCACGACGGACCTGTACGCGGACTGGCCGCTGACCACGCACACCGACCTCACGGACCACTCCGGGCACGGGCATCATCTGTCCGCTGTCGGGGCGGGCGCCACCACAGAGAGCGACCCACCTAATGTGGCGGCACCGGACCTGGGGGTGTCCATCTGGGACGGCGCCGCCTGGGCGGCAGCCGAGGTCAGGCTCTATGACGGCGACACCTGGGTGCCCGGCGGCCTCATCGTGAGCTGATCTCCACCCCCATCCAGCTCGCTCGGTCCGTCACCACCACCTGCCCGAGTTCCTTCTGCCGTGGGACAGGGTTAGCGTGCCGGGGTGACGATCCTGGAGCGACTCACCGACCACTTGCATCTGTCGGAGGAGCGGGCCCGTTCCCACCTCAAGGCGTCGTTCGTGCGCGTGGACGGCCGGATCGTGCGCGACCCCGACGCCGAGCTCGCCGACACGGCACGCCTGACGTTGCAGCCGCCACCGGTCACCGAGCATGTCTAATGCCCTGGCCCGTCCGAGAGGGCGGGCAGGTTCCCGCGGGGGTCACGCTGCCCCGACGGCCCGTCGAAGTGGTACCTCGCAGCCTTGAGTAGGTCGTTGCGCACCGGGGCGGGGACGTCCCGCCAGTGCAGCACCACCGACTCCATCGCCGCACACAAGGCGTTCGCGACATAGTCGCCGTCGAAGCCTGCGTAGGCCTGCATGTGGGCTTTGCGGCGCAGGGAGGCGGCGAACTCACCCACCCGCTGCCTCTCGGCTGCTGTTTTCGCTGCGGCCCGTCGTTCGTGCTCGTGTGGCATGTCGAACTCCCAAGATCAAAGACGCCCAGGCAGAAGGCGCCGCGGGGGAAGCGCGACAGCATGGCAAGTCTAGACGGACGATGGGAGCCCCGTTGCGCTCATCGGGTGGACGTCACCGCACCCGGACCCAGAGTTAGTGTTTGACACTACAGGCGTGAGGGGTTAGTGTTTTACACATGACGCAGACGTTCGAGATCGGCCAGCGAGTCACCAACGAACGGGACGCTTGGGTCGAGCTGCACGCCGGATGGGGCGCCAGCCACGAGGGCTGCCAGGCACCCATCTATTACGCCACGGCGTACGCCGCAGACTTCGGCGAGTGGGAGGGCAAGCCGCTGGAGTTCGTCACGCTCACCCCGAGCCCCGACCGGCGCAAGGTGGAGCGGGGCATGCGCCAGTGGCTCAAGAGCCGCTGATGCCCCGGCCGCTTCCGCCCGGCGGCCAACGTCGCCGGGCGGTGCCCCTCCGTCTCACGGCCGACGAAGAGAGACCAGCCCGCGAGCTGGCAGACGCCGAACACGGTGGCAACCTGTCCGAGGCCATCAGGCGCATCATCGGCGAATGGGCCGAAGCCAAGCTCGACCGTTTCATGCTCGCCGCTGAGAACGGGGTTTTGCGTGACGAACTCGAGGCGCTGCGCCGTCCGGGTAAGGGCTACCGCCACCCCGACACGACAGGAGACGAACAGTGAGCCGCTGCGACCGCGAGAGGGTGTGCGCCTGCCAGAACCCGTCGATCACGTCGTGCTCGCCGTCGGCGCATTGCGTGAACGAGGCGCCAGGGGGATAGCCGACGGTCCGATGTCAGGACGTACGGCCCGGTCATCTGGGAGCCCGCCCGTCCCCGCCTCTCCGAAGGAGACCACCACCGATGAGCGACACCGAGAACGTGCACCCCAACGTCGTGGCAGTCCGGAAGCTGCTCGCCGCCTTGACCGGAACGACGTGGGAACGGATCGAGGAGACAGCCCGCCGGGAGTGGCCTCACGTCCCGGCCAGCCTGGCGCAGTCGTACGCGATGGAGTACCTGCGCACCGGCGTGCGGCCCTAACACGGTTTGATCCTCCGCCACCGTTCCCGCCATCTCCTGCGCCACGCCTCCCACCGGGCCCGCCTGTAGGCGCGCGCGGCGGCGGGGTCGTGGTCTGGGTCGTCGGGCCTCGCCCGGTTCACGACAACGCCCTGCGCGGGCTCGCCGGCAAGCTGCGGTCGGGTCGGGGGAGCGCGGGCTGTCGGCGGGACACCCCACCCCACTCGGGCGGGACGGTAAGCTCCGCGAACCCTGCCCCGCCCCCGGCGTCCTCCCAGGCGTCTGCGCGCTCCTGTGCCGCGACCCGGGCCGTATACCCTGCCCGAGCCTGCCGCCCCCGGTCCCGGCGCCGCATCGTGCCCCGCGCCGACGCCTCCAACACCGCAGCCCGCACCGCGACGAACACGACCACCCCGGCGGGGACGAGCAGCAGCCACCCCAGCAGCACCAGCACCTGCACCAGCAGAAACACCACCCCCACCGCTGCGGTGAGGGCGACACCGCCACCCACCGCCCACATGCCCCGCGACATGGCCAGAGTCGATCGGGTACCGACGACGAGCTCGCGGCCGCGGTCCCGGACACGCACCCACCTCCCGGCCCGCAACCGCTGCACCGCCTCGACGGCTTCCCGGTGCTCGCGGGTGATGGCGGGTTGTCCTGTCGGGCTCATAGCGTCTTCTCCATGGTGTGCTCGTCGGTGTCCGTGTGCTCGTCGTCGAGGTCGTAGAGGGCCGGGCCGGGTTCGGTGAGGGTGGCGCGGTTGCGGAGTTCGGCGAGGGCGGCCTGGGCGCGGGCCACCGCCTCTCGTGCCTCCTCCACCGACGCGATCCGGCCACGGGGCCGGTCCTGGTCTTCTGCCGGGTGGGGTTGCGACAGGTCACGGATGTCCGGGACGGCGGTCTCCGGCCCGGCGGGGGAGAACACCGCCGGGGTGTGGTCGTCGGTGAGGCGGTCGATGTCGCGGTGCTCGTCCTCCACCCGGGCGTGCTCCGCGTGGGCGGCGGCCCACTCGGCGGCGGTCACCGCATCCCGGGGGGTATCGAGGTCGACACCGCGGGCGGCGAGCTCGGCCCGTGCCCGGTCGGCGGCCTCCCGGGTCTTCGCCACCTCATCCGCCCAGCGGGCCCGGACCGTGTCGGCTTCGGTGAGGGTCGCGGCCCGCTCGGTCAGCATCTCCGCTTCGGCGACCAACTCCTCCCCGCCGCCGAGGATGCCGTCCACACGGGTGTCGGCAGCGGCGGTGGACGTTGCGACGAGCAGGTCGCGGACGGGGGTGGGCGCCCACGTCTTCTCCCGCTCGTAGGCGGCGACCCGCACCCGTAGCTGCCCCTCCGACATGGCGCCCTCGTCCGGGCCCCGGTCGGTGAGGCCGAGAGCGGCGTGCGCGGTCCGCCAGATCGTGTGCTTCTCCGCCAGCCCCGACGGCGGGGCGGGGCCGAGCGGGTCGGTGTCGTCGGCGTGGGCGGCGATCTCCCGGTAGGCGGCCGCCCAGCCTGCCTTCTCCACCCACACCGCCCGGCCCTCGTCGTCTGAGGGGACGGGGCCGAGGGCGGCGACCGCCCACCCGGGCTGCTCGGCCGCGGCCGCCTCCCCGAGCTCGTGGCGGCGCGAGTCCGCTGCGGTGGCGCGTTCCTCGAGCCACGGCCGGTGCGTGTCCGCCACCGTCTCGGGGATCAGCTCCCGGAACGTGGACACCGTCGACTCCACCCCCAGCTGGTGGTGGAGCCGGTGGTAGAGCACCCGGGCGGGGTCGCGGGCCGTCACCAAAGACCGGCCACCCAACGCCTCCGCCAACACCTGGCCGCGGTCGTGCCCGCCGAGTTCGGCGTCCCGCAGCAGCCGTTCCACCGCGCCCATCGCGTCGTCGGTGGCCAACCGGGCCCGCTGCCCGCCGGTGATCGTCCCGTCAGCCTCCAGGCGGTCCAGCAAGGCACTGGTCACCCCGGCTGTGCCGCGGGAGATCCCCTCGATCAGCTGCCCGGCCACCGTGAACTCCGACCGGGCCTCCAACTCGGCGAGGTCCCGTTCGGTCATCGCCGACCGGATCTGCTGGTCACGGGCCACCACATCCGCCAGGACAGCCCGCCCGGTGCGGGTCTGCACCTTCTCCGCCTGCCCGAGCAGGGAATCCTCCCCCGTCGGTGTCGTCACCACCCACGCCGTGTTCGACTGTCGACCCCGCGTCATGCCGACATAGGCGGACGAGGTGTTCGTGGACGGCCCGATCACCGCATGTGCTGTGTCCACTGTCCTGCCCTGCGCTGCGTGCACGGTGGAGGCGTACGCGAGGGTGAGGTGCTCGGCCACGTAGGCGGCGGGCATCTCCACCCGCTCGGCCACCGCTCCACCGGTCGGCACCACCTCCAGTCCGCCGTCCTCCTTCACCGCCACCACGCGGTAGGTGGCGCGGTTGATCGGCCGGCCCGGCAGGTCCCAGGCGTTGCGGCGGGCCTGGACGAGGTCGCCGACCCCGGCGGTGGTGCCGTCCCTGCCCAGATGCGCCCCGTCCTCGGCGACCATGCCGCGGGCGACGAGCTCGGCGCGCGCGGCGGCCGACACCTTGGCGGCGGCCTCGTTCGACCCGACGAGCAGCAGCGACTCCCGACCGGACATGGTGTCGGCCAGCCACGCCCGTAGCGCGGCCTGCTGGGTTTCCTCCTCGGTGCCGCCGTCCCGGATGCGGCCGTGACGTTCGTACACGTCCAGGCAGGCCGGGTCGCCGTCGCGCAGATCGAGGGACGCCGCCCGCTCCCACCCGGCCCGGAACCGACGCACCTCCACCAGCTCGTACGTCTCGGCGTGCCCGGTCAGGTCCGCCAGGGCACCGCCTGGCCCGACGGGTCCCAACTGTTTCGGGTCCCCGACGAGCAGCAGCTTCGCCCCCGCCCGGCGGCAGCGGTCCCGAACCGCCACGAGCTGGGTGGTGGACGCCATCCCGGCCTCGTCCACCACCACGATCCCCCCCGCCTCCACCGGGGTGGAGGAGTGGAGCCAGCGGGTGATGTTCACCGCGTCCACCCCCTCATCGGCCATCACATCCGCGGCGACCTGGGAGGGCGCCAACCCGAGCACCTGACGGCCGTGGGCGCGCCACATGTCGGCCAGCGCCCCCACCACGACGGTCTTCCCGGCGCCGGCGGGGGCGGCGAGCACCTCGACCTGCGCCCCCGAGGTCAACACGCCGCGCACCGCGGCGGCCTGGTCCGCGCCGAGCTCGATGCCGTGTTCGGCGTAGCGGGCGACCAGTCGGGTCACCTCGTCGTGCCCGACCCGCTCGGCGCCCCGCTCAACCGCCTGGGCCCGCAACACGGCCTCGGCCTGCAACTGTCCTGGGGCGGCGAAATCGGGCCGCCCCAGGGCGGGTGAACACATCCCCGCCATCGGCCAGCGTGTACTCGGCGGGCCGAATCGACAGGTCCTCCTCGGGGGTCAACCTGACCGCCCGGTCGAGCGCGGCATCGGTCAACGACTCCAACACCTGCCGGGTCTGCTCCGGCCGCAACCCCAACGTGCCCGGCAACGCGTCCGATACGGCCCGCATCAGATCGGCGCGGGTCCACGACGCGTCCCGCTCCGCCACCGCAGCCAGAGCCCGCTCGGTCACATCCCTCGGTGACCAGGTGGCGACCTCGCCCGGGTCCTGGCGGCGGGCCAGCGCCTGCTCGGCGATCCCGGACAGGGTCGCCCCGACTTCGGCGCTGGTCTGCTCCGCCCACCGTTCCAGGCGCTGCTCGGGGGTCTCCCCGTCGTACGACTTCCCCCGCCGGGTCAGCAGGGTCGCCTGCTTCGAAAGCCGGTACCGCTCCAACGGGGACGGCGCCCGCCCGGTCGCCGCCGTGAACCGGTCGATCAACTCCCGGGTCTTCGGGCCGATCGCGCGGGTGCGGGCGGAGAACATGTCCATCACCGCCGCCGACACCCCGACCACCTCGCGGGCCTTCCCATCCGGGCGGGTCTCGAACCGCAGCCCGATCGTGCGGGACAGGTACTCCTCCATCGCCCGCTCACCCACCGCGCCCGCCGCCGGCCGGTGCAGATAGACGGCGGCGCCGTCGAGGGTGCGCCACTTCCCGTCGTCACACTCCACCGCGTTCAGCACCGCCTGATGCACATGCAGCTGCGGGTCCCGGTCGCGGGAGTCGTGCTGGAGGAACTGGGCCACCACCCACCGGTGCGCATCCACCCACCTCCCCGCACCTCCACCGTGCTTCCCCGCGCGGGAGAACCCCGCCACCTCCTCCAGCACGACTCCCGCGACCGGGACCCGCAGCTGCATGTGCATCAGGCGGTGCTGAACGCGGTGGAGTGTGACGACGG